CCTTTTCAACCGCCCCCACCCCTGCTATCAGCCGCGCTCCGCACGGTAAGCGGGCACATAGCTCAGTTGGTAGAGCAGCTGACTCTTAATCAGCGGGTCGTAGGTTCGAGCCCTACTGTGCCCACCAACGAAATCAGATACTTATGGTGCGTATGTAAACCGGCGTATGAAGAACGTCATGGGAACTTCGACGTTGTTCCAACTGGCGTTCCAACTACGGCTCCGTTTGTGTTCTAAACCTGTTCGCGAACCGCGTTCGCGTGCCAAGCTCTGACCGCACTAGCTACGTGGAGTTAGCTGGTGGCTGGCGTTCGGCGAGCATGCGAATGAGGTCTGCGCACTCGCGTAGAGTTTCACGGCGCGCTACAGTGGTGTTCGCCTCGGTAGATGCCATCTGTTCCCAGTTGTCGGCTATCTCCAGCGCCAAGCTCTTCGATATGTCAGCCATAAGACTGATCCTCGTGCCAAGCGTCATCTGGCGAATAACCGTCGTCGAAATATTCGCGATAAGATTCTGGGTCGATGGCGCCCATGTCGTCTCGGGTCGCAATTGTAAGTAGGGCCGCCTTCCAGGCGGCCCACGCGTCTGCAGCAACGTCCTCGTCGGACCTTGTTGCTGTTTCGACTCCTTGGGGTTCGCTCACGATGCAATCCCTTCCTGTTTGGCTTGGCGCGCTTCCTCGTGCGCTAGGCGCTTGGTGGTGGCGGCCGCCGCCAGCTCGGCGGTGAGGCTGACGTAGCGGGCTAGGATTTGGTTGACGCTGGCGATGCTGTGGCCGGTGACGCCGGCGATCTGGAGGGTGGTGCAGCCGGCGACGGCCATCTCGGTCACGGCCGTGTGGCGCAGGTGCATGAACCACAGCTTGGCGGTTTCCACCTCCGTGCCGTCGGCGTGGACTGTGACCGGGTGGGCCTTCGCCATGGTCGCACGGATCTCGGCGAACACGTGGCGGAAGTAGTGCTCCGTCCATGGCTCGCCGGTGCCCTCGCACAGTAGCAGCGTGGCGGGCGGGTCGGCTGGCAGGGGGATGGCGCCACGCGCGCGCACCGCGGCGTCACGGGCGGCCTGTAGGCGTTCCTGGTGGGCCAGCTCGGCGTCGAGGCGGGCGCGCACCTGGGGGCTGTCTGGCACGGCCACGCGGGCGCCTGTCTTGGATTGCAGCACCATGGTGCGGTTGTTGGCCACGGCCGCCCTGGGGAGGGCCAGGATATCCGTCTCACGCTGGCCCAGCCAGTGGTTGATCCGCACGGCGGTGCCCACGCTATGCCAGCCGGCGGCGTCGGCCGTGGCCACGAACAGGTCTACCGCCTCGCGCGTCCAGAGACGGCCGGAGGGCTTGGCGCCGCGCAGGCCGGCCTTCAGCGCGGGGTTGGTGGTGATCAGCTCCTGGCGGATGGCGGCTTCCAGCAGGATTTGCAGCATCACGATAACCGCCTTCGCCTTGCTGGGCGTGCGCGTGTAGAGCGAGGTGTAGAGGGTTTCCACGGTCTTCTTGGTGATCGCGGCGACGCGCATGTCGCCGCCCCAATCCTCCAGGAAGCGCATGTTCTGGCGGTAGCCGCGCTTCGTACGCTCGGCCTTGTCGGTAAAAAACCGGCTGCGTTCATAGGAACGGATGACTGCGGCGAGCGTAGCCGGCTCCACATGGCGCATCGGGGCGACGCCGGCGGCGACGGTGCCGGTACCGGCGCGCCACGCGTCCAGCTCGGCGTTCATCTGTTCGGCCTTGGCGATGGCGGCCACGCGGTCATCCGGCAGGCGGGTGGGCAGCCAGCCGTGCTGCCGCAGCTCGGCCGCCGGCTGCCAGTAATACAGGGCCCGGCCGCCGCGCAGTTTGTGCACCAGGTAGCGTATCTTCACCTTGCCCACAGGCTTCCCCTTCGCGCCGGCGGCGGGCACCGTGGCACGGGCGGAACGATGTGTCATGGTCCGGCCTCCTCGTCCGGGTCGTCGGTGATGATCTCGTGCGACCACCAAAACTTTTCACGCGCCGCGTCGGAGCAGGCGTATTCGATGTCCCTTGGGTGCGTGCCATCCGGGAATTCGAGCGTGAATTCGCGTATCGTGGCGGCTCCAACGCTGCAAAGCACCTTCGCCTTGATCATGTCAGTTCACTCCCGAGGGGTGCCAGCCGCTGGCCAAGCGCGCCTTAGCGACGCCGTAGTGGATGGCCGCATGCGCATTGGAAACAAATTCGTCTATTTCCTGGTCGGCGCCAGCGTTGCCATCGGTTTCTACTAACGCGAGGGCGCCGATGACCAGGGCTAGGCACACGATGATCTGTGCAGGTGAAAGCTGCATCGCTTCTCCAAGGTCACAAAGTTGATCGCACGCCTTGTGCACAGCAGGAATAACTTCGGCAGGCAGGTTTTGGTGGATGGACATGGCCGTTAGAATGCGGGTGTTGAATTGCCTGTCTGTTTGGGTGCGTAGCTTGGGCATGGCCGTACTCCTACGCGACGCGCGTATAGCCGTCTTCGAAAGCTTTCTTTGGGCTAAAGGCCAGATAGCCGTCTTCGTATCGAACGAGGTAATCACCTGGTTCGGGAATGTATCGACTGGCAAGCTCCGCCGCGACAACGCGTGGGGCAAAATGCGCGTCTCGAAAGAACAGTCGCAAGCCGTGCAAGCAGTGAACGATAAGCTCGATCTGAAGGGCGTAGACCTTCTTGTGGGATTTGTACATCGGCATCGGTGCCATTGCTTCGCTCATAGTGTTTGCTCCAGGTGAGCCGGCAATGCCTGCCGGCGGGCTTTGGTGAGGGTGGACAGCTGCGCCCACAGATCGGGGCTGGTGGCGCCCACCTGGCTGATCAGGGCGCGGTGATCGCGGAGGAAATCGTTCAGCGTGGCTACGCTGGTGGCCAGATCGATGCCGAGCCCCAAGCCGGCGGCAACCAGGTGGGCGTCGGTCATGCTGTAGGCGTCGGCAGGCGGCTGGCGAACATGTGGTGGCCGTCCCCCTGGGTGTTCACCAGGGTGATCGCCACCAGGCCGCGCTTCTGTAATCGCCGGCATACCGCTTCGTCGTTCGCGTTCACGCGGCCGCCGGGCCTGCCGTCGACGTGCTGCGGCAACGCGGCCAGCAGCAGGCGTTCGGCATGCCGCAGGTGGAGCGGGTAGCGCGGTAGATCATCGAAGAGGAGGTTTTCATCGGTCACGCGGCACCCGGCCGTGGCCCAGCAGCGCGCTGCGACGGTCCAGCTCGGCCGCCTGGCTGGCCAGCGCCGCGTCGATCGCCGGCGCCGGCGGCTCGGCCGCGCGCGGTGCGGGCAGTTCGCGATCCAGCCAGGCGTGCACGGCTACTGGGTTCCAGCGGGCACTGACGCGGTTGCCCATAATCGGCCGGGGGAAGCCTTCATGCTCCATCATGAAATTCAGGTTGGCGTAGACCCAGCTGAGGGGCTGGTTGAACCAGTGGGCCAGATCGAGCCGCGTGTAGGGCGGGCGTTGGCGGATGTCGGGCGCGTATTCCATTACGCCGCCTCCGCTTCCTCGATGGCGTTTTCAAGGTCCGTCTGGCCGGACAGGCGCTGCTCGATCTTGCGGAGGGCGGCGGCCTTTTCCTTCGGAGTGTGCAGCAGGATCGGCGGGATGGTGTATTTCAGCTTCGTGGCCAAGCTGGCCAGCACAGGGGACAGAGGGCGATCGGGGCTGATGTGCAGCTGGTGGCCGACTATATCCACGATGACGTTGTTGATCGCGCCGTCTTTCGTCGCTTCCAGGTGCTGCCAAGCGGCCAGCAGGCGCTTTGTGTCGTCACCTTTCGCATCCTTCAAGTCGCTCAAGATCGCTAGGTTCTTGCAGCGATGGGTGTCTGGAAGGCCGCGGTGATCGGCAAGGAAATTCACATCCCAGGGCGCTAGGGCCTGAAAGGCCAACAGGCGCAACGCCTCGCCGACGGTCATCTGATCGGCCAGGAACGCGATCAGCTCTTTGCCGGCGGCCGTGAATTCCTTGTGGTATTCGCAGGCGGCTTCCCATGCCATGGAGCCGGTAACCTGCCTTGCCGCACCCTCCGGCGACGCCTTGCGTGCATCCTTCCGGCCTTCGTAAATCGTGGCCTGGCCGCTGTGCAGGCTGAGAACGATCACAACGCCGGTCCCACCTTCCGGAAATTGGTGGCTGTCAATCCACTGGGTGACTTCCACGAACGACGCGCCCTTCGCGAGCAGCTCGGCCTTCCGCTTTTCCACGGCCATCTTTTGCATGGCGACGGCCGCATCGAAATCCGTAAGGAAGACTTCGTTCGTGTTGGGATCGGTGAAGGTTTCCAGGCCGGGTTTCTGCCAATCGAACCACGCGAATTCGGCCGGAAACATGTCCTGCGTCGCGTCCTGCGCCATTTCTTCGGCGCTGATGCCCTCCATGGCCTGTTCCAGTAGGTCGCCCTGCACCGCCTTCGGGACGCTGGCGAGTAGCTTGGCCTGGCTGACGGTGATCTCGCCGCTGCGCAGCTTTTCCTTCGCCTCCGGCGGCAGCTTTTCGGCCAGGCCGATGCGCAGCTGCACCTGGCGCTGCGTCACCCCCAGCTTTTCGGCGATGGCTCGGGTGGTCCATTTCTTCGGGTCCAGCGCATGGAGGTTGGCGATGGACTCGGCCTCGTCCATCGGGTTCACGTCCACGCGTTGCAGGTTTTCCACCAAGGCCATCGCGATGTGCTCGGCATCGGTGAGGGTGGTGAAGTGCACGGGCACACCCTGTTCGGCCAGCTCGGCGGGTAGGCGCCCGGCGGTTTCCAGCAGTTTCAGCGCGCGGTAGCGGCGTTCGCCGGCAACGATCCAATAGATGGCGGGCTGATCCTTGTCCTGGCGCACAACCAGGTTCTGCAGCAGACCCTGCTGCACGATGCTTTCGGCCAGCTCGGCGAGCGCGTCCGGATCGATGGTGCGGCGCGGGTTCAAATGGCTGGGGGTGAGGTTGGCCAACCGCACGCGTGGCCCTGCTGGCGGGGTGGCGGGCAGCAGCTCCGGCGGTGTGTCGGGGCCCAGCAGCTTCTGAGGCTCGATGGCGAGGTAGCGGGCGATGCGCAGCACGATTTCCAGGGTCGGCCGGCTATCGGCGGCGCGGCCTTTTCGTAGGGTGCCGTCGCCCAGGCCGATCGCCTTTTCCAGGTTCGGCAACGTGACGGTGCCTAGAGCCGCATCGAGGCGGGTCCAAAAGGTTTCGGGAATGGTGGTCATGCGACTTGCTCCAAGGCAGGGGTGGGTTCGGTCGGCGAATACGGTTCGCCTGGCTGGATGACGCGGATGTCCGCGGCGGCGAGATCTTCCGGCGACAGGCGTGGTGCGTGGGGGGAGATGATCACCAGGCGACGCGGCGAGGCTTTAAGGGAACTGGCGCGGAAGGGGATGGCGATGGACAGGCGTTCGGCCTGGTCCTGGCTGGCGGCTTCGGCGATGACCAGAAAATCAAAGCCGATGGCGACATCGTTCAGGATCACCAGCGGATGCCAGGCGGCATCCCAGGCGGGAAAGCGCACCCGGCAATCCCGCAGCATGGTGATGATGGCGTTGGGCGCGGCCGGGTGCTCGATCAGCCATAGGTGGGAGCGGCGACGCATCATGTGCGAGCCGCCCGAACCACCTTTTCCAGGCGAAGGAAGTCGTTGAAGGTGAGCTCGGGTTCGTGCGTTTCCTGTTCCAGGGCGGCAACGGCGAAGATCGCCACCAGCAAGTCCGCGGTGCGCATGCGCTCGGCGGGCGGTGCGGAGTGGTTGACTACGCGACATGGCCCTATGCCGCATACGTGGCAGGTCCTGGGACAAGCCAAGCCGCCCTTGATGCGCATTTCTCTGCAGGACGGCTCGGCCTGCCCAACCGGTGTGGCGAGCTGGTTCAGGGCGCCGCTCACTGCATCACCCCCGGCAGGTGGGCTTCGGCCATGGCTTCGGACACCAGCTCGTCCAGCGTGCGTTCCATGGTGGCCAGGCGCGGGAGGATGGCCTTGAGGTCGGCGCGGGCCAGCGCGTCGCTGGTGGCGGCGGCGATCGCGTCGATTTGGGCTGCTAAGCCCTTGTAGCGTGGGGCGGGACGCGCCCCAGCCGGCCGTGGTTGGACGATCTTACGCAAGTGCGACATGGCGAACCCCGTTCGTTACGGGATAAGCTGTCGGACATTCCGACAATTCGCGCAAGGAAAATCGTCGGATCGTCCGACATCACGAAAACGTGAACGTCGCTAGGGTGTGTCGGTTGCGCCTGGAGGGAAGTTGCAGGCATCGTTGTAGAGGGGCTGCAAGCGTGGGTGCACCGCAGTATAGCGTGCCAGCCGGAGCGGGTCGTATGCGCCTTCCTGCCCGTCAATTTCCCACAAGTCCCTGCAGACTTCCTCTAAGCCAGCATTGGCGTCCTGGGGCACTAAGACAGCAGGCGATGCCCGCTTCGTTCCGGCCTGAGTTGCGAGGTAGCCGGCCGCTGCAAATAGGCCGCAATATCCGACGCCGGCGATGATCCGCAGCAGCCAGCGATCAAACGCACGCGCCGACACCGGCATCCTAGTTGCTTTTCGGTTTGGCGCGAGAAAGCACGTAGGCCAGTAGTTGCTTGCGCTCGCTCGCATCCATGGCGCGCCAACCGTGCAGCCATAGCGCTTCTTCTTCGTCGGCTGCTTTGGAGTTGGCCACGCTCGGCTGGCCGGCAAGTAGATCGAGCGAGATATCCAGCGCGTTGAACAATGCCACCAACGTTTCCCTGCCCGGCAGATCGCCACCCGTCTCGATCATCGCCAAATGGGACCGAGAGATGCCCACCGCCGTGGCTAATTCTATTTGGGAAATCTTGCGCTCCTTACGTTTCGTCCGCAATATGGTTGAGATCGCATTTTCCGTCTTCATCCCATGATTGTGCCGGAAGCGTGCCGACAATGTGTCGGACCTACCGACAATAACGCTTGACGCGAATTGTCGGCATATCCGACAACGCGTTATGCCCGATATTACCGTAGCGTGCATTTTGGACAGGCTTGGCGGACCGCCAGAGGCGGCGCGTAAGCTATCGGCCGCCCGCACTACCGTGCTCGGCTGGCGAAAGGCGAATGCGATCCCGGCAGCACGGCTGCTGGATGTGCATGACCTGACGGGGTTGCCGATCGAAGAGTTGCGCGTGTTGGTCGCCCAGCAGGCCCGGCCTCACGCACCATGAACCCGCCCCCGCCCAATTGGCGCGCCATTGTGGCAGCGGCGGCGGTGGACCTGCTGGCCCTGCAGATCAAAGCTTTGCCCACACGCAGGATAATAAAACGCACCTGTAACCACGTTGTTCCGCCTCAAGTCTTATGCCGCATTGCACATAAGTCGCGTGCCGATACGGCTACACAGAGTCAATGCGAAACGTGATGAAGCGGCAATCACCGATCCGTGAGGGTTTTGCGCCGTGACCGAACGCCGTTCGCACCTGGTGCCGATCGATGCGATCGTGCGAGGCCTGACCGACAGGATTGAGGATTTGTGCCGCGTGCTGCTGCCGGCCGGGCGGCGCGATCAGGACGAGTGGCGTGAGGCCAGCACGCGCGTGGGCGGGCTAGGTGACAGTTTCAGTGTGAACATCACGCGAGGTTCCCGGCGCGGCGTTTGGAGCCATTACGGCGCCGGTCGGTTCGGTGATGCGTTGGACCTGGTGGCGTATGTGCGCTTCAACGATGACAAGCGCGCGGCGATCGATTGGGCGAAGGCCTGGCTGGGGCTGGATGGTTCCAACCCGGAAGCGTTGAAGGCCGCCACCATGGCGCCGGCGCGCGACCCGAACGCGGACGCCAAAGCGCGCGAGGAAACCCAGAACAGCCGCAACGCCGCGCATTCGATCTATCTGTCCGGCGGCGCCATCGAAGGCTCGCCCGTGGAAGGGTATTTGCTGGGGCGCGGGCTGGACGTGCGGCGGCTGGGCTTTCCGCTGAAGGCGATACGCTGCCACCCCGGCCTGTGGGACCGATACACCGCGCGGAAGTGGCCGGCCATGGTGGCGGCGATTACCAGCGTGGACGGCAAATTCCTGGCGGTGCATCGGACGTTTCTGGAAGTGCTGCGCGACGGTTCGGTGCGCAAGGCGCCGATTGTGGATGACAAGGGTGGCGTTTCCAACAAGCGCGCGCTGGGCGCCTATAGCGGCGGCGTAATCCGGCTGTGGCGCGGCACGCGCGTGGACCCGGACACCGGCGAGATAAAGCAGGCGCGGCGCCTGGCGCAGTGCAAATCCGGCGTGTGGGTGGATCTGACCGAGGGCATAGAGGACGGGTTGACCGTGGCGATCGCGGACCCGGAAGCACGCGTGCTTTGCGCTGTGTCCGTGTCGAACATGGGCAAGGTTCGGCTGCCGGCCTGCGTGGAAGGTGTGGTGCTGTGGCGGCAGAACGATGCGCCCGGCAGTGAAGCGGAAAACGCGATGAACAAGGTGGTGCAGCACTTCCAGGCGGAGGGCAAACGCGTGGCGGATTGCCGGCCGCCGGCGGGGATAAAAGACGCGAACGACATGGTGCGGGAAGCGAACGACGTTCGCCTAAAGGGCAGTACGCAGGGATGACTGATAACGTCGAGAGTTTGGGTAATGTGCGCCGGTTACGTCGCAGCGCGTTGAAAGAAGCGCCCCGCGTGCCCACTGCCCCGCCGGAGAGTGACGGCGATACCGACATTCCCAGCTTCCTGCCGGATAAATGTCCGGTGCTGCCGATCGGGAAAAACGGCGATCTATGCTACTACCTCGATCAGCTGGGCCAGTTGCAGGAATTGAAGTTGCGCGATCATACGCGGCTGAACCTGATGGGTATGTTCGGCAAGCAAAGCTACCTGCTTTACGACTACTGGCCACGCAAGGCGCAGAATAAGACAACTCTGGAATGGGAAACAACCGGCTGGAAGCCGGAGGAGTGCGCTGAAGCGCTGATGGCCGAGTGCGGCCGGCTAGGCGTGTGGAGTGCGGAGGAAAAGGTTCGCGGCGCCGGCGCCTGGAGCGGGCGCGACGGCGAGCTGATCCTGCATTGCGGTGACGAGCTGCTGACCGTGCCGATCGGCCAGGATGCCGATCGCGTGGACCGATGGGTGCGCAGCCGGCCCGGCCTGGTGGGCGACATGGTGTACCCCACGGCCGCCCCCGGGTTGAAGCCGCACCCTGAGCCGCAGCTGCCGGGCCCACCTGGTCCGGCGGCCGAGCTGCTGGCGCTGCTGGAAACGTGGAACTGGCGGCGCAAGGGCATCGATGCCCAGCTGCTGCTGGGCTGGATCGGGGCGGCTATGCTGGGCGGCGCGCTGGACTGGCGCGTGGTGGCCTGGATCACGGGTGGGAAGGCCACGGGCAAATCGACCTTGCAATCGGCCATCAAATGGCTGATGGGCGACCATGGTCTGTTGCAGACCAGCGATGGCACGGCCGCAGCCATCCGGCAGGTGCTGAAATTTGCCAGCCGGCCGGTAGCGCTGGATGAAGCGGAAGCCGAGGAAGATAACCGCAAGATGCAGGCGCTGGTGAAGCTGGCGCGTGACGCGGCCAGTGGATCGATCAGCTATCGCGGCGGCCAGGATCACCAGGCGGCCGCCTTCACGGTGCGCAGCTGCTTCCTGTTCAGTTCCATCCTGATACCGCCGCTGCTGGGCCAGGATCGATCGCGTATCGCGGTGCTGGAACTGGACAAGATCGAAGCTAGCGGCAAGGCAAAATCGCATGCCCTGACCCCGCGCAAGATGGAGGAGCTGGGCGCGCGGCTGCAACGCCGGCTGGTCGGGCAGTGGTATCGATTTGCGGCCACCGTGGATGCGTATCGCGCGGCGATGCAGAAGGCTGGGCATTCGGCGCGTGGGCAGGATTTGTTCGGCACGCTGCTGGCGGCGGCCGATTGCCTGCTGAGCAACGGCATGCCGGCGCAGGAGGTGCTCGACGGGTGGAGTGTAAAACTCGCCGCCTCCACCCTGGCGGAAATCGAAGGCGATGTGTCCGACGAAAACGCGTGCCTGGGGTATTTGCTGTCCACGCAAATCGACAATTCACGCAATCGGATCCGGCAATCGATCGGGCAGTGGATCGTGGCGGCCGCCGGGCTGGGCGAGGTGACGATGACGCAGGAAGCGCTGGCCGCAGCTGAGGAAACCATGAAGAGCGCCGGCAGGGTGCTGCAAGATCATGGCTTGCGCGTCATAATTGTCGACGATGAGCGATGGCTGGCGATCGCCAACATGCATCGTGGCTTATCGAAGATATTTGAGAATACGCAGTGGTCAGCGCGGCCTGGCGCGCAAGGTGTGTGGGTCCAGGCCCTGCGGCGGCTGCCACACCAGGTTTCGAAAGATGCTCTGTATTTCGGGAGCGTTAGCAGAGCGACGCTGCTGCCGCTGAAGCTGTGTCTGCCAGACAACATCGATGACGCCCTTGATATCAGAAAGAAGCCCGTATCGAACGGTCATTCTGAACCTCCGGATTGGGATCGGTTCTGATGGCAGTGCAGCGAACCGACGGTGATGACGCGCTGCTGGACAGTGAGGCGGCTAGATCGATGTTTCCTGGCTTCGCACGGATGCGATCGCCGCCGGCGTCGCCCGCACCCATGCTGCACGGCATCGAGTTGGAACTGCTGCTGTTGAACCTGGTGCGGGCGCTGCAGCACGTCAAAACACTGCCGGGCAGTGGTGATATTGCCTTCATCCGCAGCGTGCGTGGCCGGCGTGCCTCGAGGCTGACTGATGACGAGCGCACAAGGCTGCTGCAGCTGCGCTGGACGTATCGCATCCAGCTACCCGAGGGCCTTCGCCCCACGTCCCCACCTGGCTGACCGGAAACCATGATGCTTGACGACCACGGTGACCATTTGCGTTCTATTTTCTCGATGCCCACACCCCTGCGGCATCAGTCATGTTTGGCGGTTGGTTCTAGGGAAGGCTTCCCAAATCTTTCGACCGTTATGCCGACCGTTATGCCGACCGTTATGTCGAACATGCAGTGTGGGCCTGGGGAATTTGGATTACATAACGGTATAACGGTCATAACGGTCCAGCCGCGTGATGTGCGCGCGAGCGCACGTGCACGCGCGCGTAGATATATATCTCACGCGTATGCGCGTGCGCACAGGCAGGCGCACACATGTAGAAGTAGACCGTTATACCGTTATATCGTTATAAAATGTGTAAATGTATGTATTTACAGGGGAATTAGATAACGGTCGACATAACGATCGTATAACGCGACAAGTGCATACAAAGCGGGTTCGGCAAAAACCGATAAAATATCCGGGTGAAATCAGATGGTTGCTTCAACGGGCGTGGTGGATGCGATGCGCGGCGAGCTGGAAGCGGCGGGCGAGCCGGTGCTCCAACCGTCGCTGTTCCCGGCGAGCCAGGTGGCCAGCCTGCCGGCCGCGCCCGGCGATCGGCGCGACGCGCTGACGAAGCGCGGCGCCGGGCGACCAGCGGGCGCGCGCAACCGGCGGACCGACGCGTTCCGCGACTACGTGCTGCGGCTGTCTGGTGGTGAGCACCCGGTCGAGGGCTTGATCGAGGCATACCAGCGGCCGGTGCACATCCTGGCGGAGGAGCTGGGGTGCTCGCGGCTGGACGCCTTCAAGGCGCAGCAGGACGCGAGGCGCGTGGTGCTCGAATACGTCGAGGGCAAGATGCCGGTGAGCGTGAACCTGACGCACCAGCATGCCATCCCGATCATCTTCGAAGGCTTCGACGTGGTGCCTGGTGGGCCTGCGGTGGAAAGTGAATACATTCAAGAGTTTAGCAGCGAAGAAAACGGCAAGTTGGAACAAGGAAAGTTGGAACATGAAGGTTAAGCCGTTGTCGCTGCTGGGCAATCCAGATGCTGAACCGCTGATGGTGGATCAGCCGGCCAGCCGTCGCCGCGCCCGGCGCTGCCGCCGCGCGCCCGCCGATGGGACCTCCTGGCCTGGGAATTTCCGGCGGGGGGGGTGCCCCGGGTTTTCGGCTTCGAGCGCTGCGCGCCCCCCTTCGTCCGTGATTTTTTTCAGGTTTCGAACAACGTTCGCCTGCTCGGCGCCACGTCCGAAAATCGGAACGAACCTTGCCACCTCCTCGGTCGGAGGGCGCGGGCGGTGAGCGCGAACGGTATTCGCTACAAGCCCCCGGGGCCGGTTGCAGGAAAGTTCTTCGCCGACCGCCACAGGGTTTCAGCGATCAATGGTCCGATCGGGGGTGGGAAAACCACGGCTGCGCTGATGCGGATGGTGTTCACCAGCTTCCAGCAGCAGCGCTCGTTCCGTGATGGGCGGCGGAAGTTCAAGCTTTGCGTGGTGCGCGACACCTACCGTCAGCTTTGGAAAACCACGATCCCGAGCTGGCACAAGCGGTTTGCGGCCGAGCGAGGGCGCTGGGTAGGGTCGAAAGATGCGCCGGCTCTGCACGAGCTGGAATTCGGTCCGCTGCCGGACGGGAGCTTCGTCGACTTCGCCGTCGAGTTCGTGGCGATCGGCGAGAATGCCGCGGAGGACGTGCTGAAGGGTTATGAGCCCACGGCGTTTTACATCAACGAGGCGGATACCCTGGACGAAGAGGTTTTCCAGATCGCGCGCGGCCGCGCGGGCCGCTACCCGGACATGGATGTCGGCGGCCCCACGTGGTACGGGACTGTGCTGGACTTCAACGCGCCGGCCTTGGGCAATTGGTGCTACAAGACGTTCTACGCGAAGCTGCCGGAGGATTGGAGCTTTTACCGCCAGCCCTCGGGCCTCGATCCCGCGGCGGAAAACACGGCCAACCTGCCGCCGGATTATTACCGCAACCAGATGTCCGGCCAGCCGGACTGGTACGTCGACAAGTTCATCCGCAACAAGCCGGGCATCTCGCGATCGGGTAAGCCGGTGTATTCGGAATTCAATGACGCGCTGCATGTGGCCGATCATGACCTGGCGGCCGTGGACGGCCTGCCGTTGCTGATCGGGCTGGATGCCGGTGGGTCGCCGGCGGGCGTCATTGGGCAGCGGATGCCGGATGGGCAGTGGCGCATCCTGGACGAGCTGGTGAGCGAGCAGGGGACCGGCCCCACGCGGTTCGGGGATATGCTCGCTAAGCTGCTGCATGACCGCTACCCGCAATTCGGGACGCGCAACCCGTCGCCGTATCTCGGGCACAACCGGGAGGAAGGTGAACGCTATTCGCGGCATGGATCGATCCGCGCGTGGGCGGACCCATCGGCGCTGTATGGCGCCGATCGGGTGAATGACGAAATGGACTGGACCGAAATCGTCAGCTCGCGCATCGGCCTGCGGGTGGACGCGGCACCGACGAACAACCCGACGGCGCGGCAGGAGGCGGTGCGGGTGCCGCTGACGCGGCTGATCGATGGGAAGCCTGGCTTCCTGCTGTCACCCCGATGCACGGTGCTGCGGGATGGGTTCAACAGCGGCTACCGGTTCAAGCGGGTGCGCAGCGGCGGCGAGGAAAAATTCACCGAGGATGTGGATAAAAACGAATACAGCCATCCGCACGACGCCTGCCAATACGTCATGTCGGCGGGCGGCGAGGATCTGGCCATTCGGGACCGCAAGGCGCGCGGCTATCAGGCGATGTCGGGGATGCGGCATGTCAGCGACTGGGACCCGTTCAATGTCGGGGCATAGGGCAGAGTCCGGAACGAGTCCTGATGCACGCGCGAAAATGCGTGAGCTTGCCAGCGAGATTGCAGACCTCCGCGCCAAGGGGATGACGTGGAAGGATTTGGAAAAATGTTATTGCCTCTGTCGTTCTAGGCTATACCAATTGGCAAAAACGGCCCCTAAGCAACGGAAGTCAAAAGGGAAAACGACTAAAATGTCTATGAACATTTTAGGGGCTTCCCCCCGCTCGTAACGCTTTGCGACTCTGTGCGGGTTCAAGCTTAATCCGCTGGAGAATTGTTCATGCCTGTGATCGGCGATCGCGTGCGCTACACCGTGTTGGACGCGCATAAAACTACCACGAAAAAGGGCGATCAGGAGCTGAAAGGCAGCGTGCACCATCCGGCGCTGACCGAGTTCGCCGGCATCGTTGGCGCGGTGAACGAAGATGGCACCTGCGCGCTGCAGCTGTTTGTGCCGAACAAGCCGCCGACCTGGATCGATGACGCCATGGAAGGCGCCGGCGCCGGCCAGTTCGTCGTTCTTTAAGGGCGCGAGCGGTGAGCGTTGAACCCCCCTGCTGCGCCACGTGCGACTTCTACCAGCATCCGCGCGAGATCACGGATCGTGTGGTGGCGGTGCGCAGTGGGGTTGAGCCGGCGGGGTTTTGCCAGCGCTACCCGCAGACGTTGCCGAAAAAGCCGGAGAGCTGGTGCGGTGAGTGGAAGCAGGTAGAGGAGCCCACGTAATGCCCGCCCTTGGCACCCGCACCCGCAATGGCACGCAGTGGGGAAACCCAGCGCAGGGGCGTCCAAACTCGGTCACGACGGCCGATCCTGGTTTAAGCAAGTATGTCAGCGAAAGCCTGACGTTCAGCAGTGCAAACGGTTCGGTGACGGGCGGCGTGTTGTTTGTTGGCGGACCGGGGCCATTCGGGGCGTTCATCGTTGGTGATCCTATCGTGATCGTCGGCACGAACTTGAACGACGGGTTCAAGACCGTGGTCGGTATAGACAACGCGAACTTCACCTACCTGATCCTGTCGGGCGGCGCGCAGAACGAGGGCCCGATCCAAACGACGATCCGGACGCCCTGAAATGTCCGCGCTGAACCCGCAATACGATTTCATCGGCGCGATCGATACGCTGGCGCCAGGCGTGGTTCTGCAGCGCGAAATCATGGATGCGACCATGATCGCGATCAATCACAACGGCGGCGGCATCCTGAGCCAGGCACAGTTGCTGGCCGGTTTGCAGGTGGCGCCGCCGGAAGTGAATACCGGCCATGTATATCTGGAAACCGTGGGGGTGACGTTCCCGGTGACGCCGCCGGCCTATCCGACCGGGCTGCCGCGCTTTGAGGACAGCAATCCGGACCTGGATGGGTGGGCGCTGGATCAGCTGACCGCGAGAGGTGGGGCATGAGCGGGTTGTTCGGCGGTGGACCCTCCGCGCCGGCGCCGCCGCCGCCGGTGCCCACCCTGGCCAACCCCGCCGTGCTGGACGCTGAGCGACAGCAGGAAGCATCCCAGGCGCAGGCGGCTGGGCGGGCTTCCACGCTGCTGACCAGCGGCACGGGTGTGACCAGTCAGCCCACGCTGGCCAAAAAGACACTGTTGGGCGGTTGAGATGCCCGATGACAAGGCGACCGAGGTCATCGAGCGCTGGGACTACCTGAAGGGTTCGCGCGGCACGTGGGAGACGCATTGGCAGCAATGCGCGAACTACGTCTATCCGGAACGATCGAGCTACGTGACCGAGCGTACGCCCGGCCAAAAGCTGATGACCTGGGTGTATGACAGCACGCCGCTTTGGGCGTTGGATCAGTTCGCTAATGGGTTGCATGGCTTCCTGACCAGCACGGATGTGCGCTGGTTCGGCCTGCACGCTGACGACGATCGAGTGAACGCCGATTACGATTGCCGGGCCTGGCTCGATACCGCCAGTGACGTGATGTATGAGGTTTTCAGCGGCACGAAACACACCTTCGCCTCGGCCAGCCACGAGCTGTATCAGGACCTGGGATGTATCGGCACGGGCTGTATGGCGGAGATCGAGCAGCCGGACGGCCGCATTCTGTTCTCCACCCGGCACATGAAGGAATGCGTGATCGCGGAGGATGATTGCGATCGCGTCGACACCGTGGTGCGGCAGTTTGAGTGGACGGCCAAACAGGCGTATCAGCGCTGGGGAAGTGCGGCCGGCGAAAAGGTGCTGAAGGCTTACGTCGACAAGCCGGATACGAAATTCAAGTTCCTGCACCAGGCCAAGCCGCGGCGCGACCGCGACCCGCAACGCGCGGACGCCAAGCACAAGGCGTTCGAGAGCGTGTATGTCAGCCGCGAGGATGGCATCGTGATCAGCGAGGGTGGGTTCGACGAATTCCCCTACCACGTGCCGCGCTTCATGAAATCCGCCGGCGAAATGTATGGGCGTTCGCCTTGCATGCGAGCGCTGCCCGACGTGAAGATGCTGAACGAGCTGGTCAAGCTGGTGGTGAAGGCCGCGCAGAAAATCATCGATCCGGTGCTGATGCTGCCCGATGACGGCTTTGTGCTGCCGCTGCGTACCACGCCTGGATCGAAGATATTCTACCGCGCCGGCTTGCGCCCGACCGACCGCATCGCGCCCCTTGAAACGAAAGGTGATATCCCGATCGGGCGCGAGATGATCAGCGATTTGCGCCAGATGATCATCCGCGGTTTTTACGTGGATTGGTTCATCATGCCGAGCGACATGACGGACCCGGCCAGCGACGGCAAGGGTGTGACCGCCACGTTCACGCAGACGCAGCGCAGTGAGAAAATGCGCCAGGCCAGCCCGATGGTGGCGCGCATGCAGGGCGAATTCACGGGCCCGCTGATCGAGCGGACGTTCAACATCCTGTGGCGGCAGAGCAAGGCAAAACGGTTCGGGCCCGGCTCGCCGTTCCCGCCGCCGCCCTCGATGCTGAACGGTCGGCCGCTGCACCCGGAATACGTCTCGCCGCTGGCAATCGCGCAGAAAAGCAGCGAGCTGGATAGCGTGAGCCGCCTGGTGCAGACGGCTCTTGGCCTGGCGCAAGTGGACCCGCAGGCGGGCGCCGTGATCGACAGCGAAGCGATCATGCGCCGGACGCAGCGTGATCTGAACGCGCCCACGGACGCGCTGCGCTCGCCGGCGGCGATGCAGCAGCTGCGCCAAGCGGCCGCACAGGCGCAGCAGCAGCAGCAGGAACAGCAGGCGGCACTGGCGGCCGCCAAGACCGCCAAGGACGGCGGCGGGGCGCTGGCGAGCCTGGCACAGATGCAGGCGCAGGGCGCGGCCCAGGGGGCAGCCGGCGCCGGCTTCGGGCCGCCGCAAGGAGGTGGCGCATGACGATCGATTGCGCGCGCCTGGACGCTGCCGTGCGCGGCCAGCTGCAGGCGGTGCTGAAGGATTACCAGCGCGGGTTGCTGGACCGTGACGACGTGGAGGAGGAAGCGCGCCGCCGGGCGAACGGCATTCGCGCCACCTATCACGCCGGCGCCCGGGCGGCGCTGCTGGTGAGTTGCGCTGGTTGCTGGGTGGATGTGGACAGCGACCACGCCGCGCATATTGGTGGCAACCTGTATTGCGCCACGTGCGCTCCGAAGCATCGCCGGCTGCCGCCACCCCGGAGGGCGGCATGATCTGCGATCGCCTGGGCTGCAAAAACACGCCGATGCGGGCGCCGCGCCTGGTGGTGCCGCCGATGCATTGGCTGTTGAACCCCGAGTGGCGGCCGCTGAAGGTGATGACGGCGCTGCATTACTGCGAGGTGCATAAAAACGAACCGACGGCCGATGATATCCTGCGGCCGGCGATCAAACTGGCCTTGGAAGATCTGGCGCGTAAGGCACGGCCGATCGGTTTCCAGTGCGATTTCGAGAAAGCGTTCATCGAAATGGTGCTGGTGACGACGCCGGAATATCGCGCCTGGCTGGCCAGGTTGAATATCCACAAGCTGGTGCGGGAGGCGGCATGACCTTCCACGTGCCGGACAACGATGCCGAACTGGCGAAGGCGCAGCTGGCGCTGATCGGCGCCTATCGCGAGTTGTTTGAAAACCATCCGGCCGGCCGCATGGTGTTGACCGATCTGTTGCGCGAAGGCGGCGTGTTGTCGATTTCGTTTCAGCCCGGCGACCCGCACGCGACGGCGTTTAACGACGGAAAGCGCGCGATGGCGCTGCATGTTATGGAGCGGCTGCGGTGGAGCGAGGGGCAGTTACTGCAGCTCGCCCGCGCACATGGCGGCCCTGATTTCGATCCAATCCCGCCGGATGCCGGCGAGGATCAACCTGACGACGCGGGGGCTGTATTCTGATGCGCTTGTTCAAAACGTGGTTGCTGTCCACGGTGTATTCTCCCGATGGCGGGACTGGTGCCGGAGGTGGCGCACCGGCGCCTGCCGGCACCGGTGCCGGTGCACCGGCTGCTGCTGCCCCCCCGGCAGCGGCGGCTGCCGCGCCGGCAGGAGGCGCGGCGGGTGGTGGTGCACCCGCCGCGCCGGTATTTGCGGACACGCTGCCGGCCGATCTGCGCGAGAGCGCGGTGTTCAAGGACATCAAGGACCTCGATGGCCTGGCGCGTAGCTATGCCAGTGCCGCGAAAATGGTGGGCATGGATAAGGGGCGCGTGGTGGCCCTGCCGGGCACGGCGGACGATCCCGCGTGGAAAGATGTTTTCGACAAGCTCGGCCGGCCGGCGGACCCGAAGGATTACGGCTTCAAGGCGCCGGAGGGCTTGGCCGTCGACGCCAAGCTGCAGGAAGGCTTTGCGAAAACCGCGCATGAGCTGGGGCTGAACACCACCCAGGCAAACAAGCTGTATGAGTGGTGGAATGGCCAGGCGACCGAGGCGCAGAAAGCGCTGGCCGGGCAGGGCGCTGCCGCGCAGGAAGCGGCGACCGCCGCGCTGAAAACCGAATGGGGTGCGGCGTTTGATCAGAACCTGGACCTGGCAAAAAAGGCTGTTGCCCATTACGGGTCCGACAAGTTGCAGGCGGAGCTAAACGCCGGCCAGGGCAACAACGTCGAGATCATCAAGGTATTTGCCAAGCTCGGCCGTGGGCTGTCTGAAGATGGCCTGATCGGCAAGGGCGGCCCTGGTGGTGAACCGATCGCCTCGCCGACGGAAGCGCGGCAGCAGATAGCGGCCAAGCAAGCCGACAAGGTTTTCATGGCCGCTTACCAGGACAAGCGGCATCCCGAACACGCGAATGCCGTGGACGCGATGCAAAAGCTTTACGCGCAGGCCTACCCCGAACGGGCGGCCTGACGCGGCGCGGTGCGTCCGCGAGAGCCGGGTAGCTCGAAAGGGTCCGGCGGATCGCGGCGGTAATCAGGGGAGCCGATAATCCCCAGGCGCGGGTCCGATGGGGCGCAGCACATGCGCGGGATCGGGGAGCTTAGCCGTCAAACCGAACGCAACCTTTTTGACGGAGAACCCCTATGTCTTTCACCATCTCGGACGCCTTCGTCCAGCAGTTCACGGGTAATGTGGCCTTGCTGGCACAGCAGAAATACAGCCGGCTTGGCCCGACCGTCATGACCGACAATATCACCGGCGAAAGCGCCTACATGGAACAGTTGGCGCCGACGGCTGCCCGCAAGAAGCAGAACCGGCACGGCGACAGCCCGATCATGAACAGCCAGCACTTGCGCCGGCGCATCGCGCCCTACGACTACGAATGGGGCGATCTGATCGATAAACAGGACAAAGTTCGGCTGCTGATCGATCCGGCGAGCGCCTACGCGATGAATGCGTCCATGGCGTTGGAACGCGGCAAGGACGACGAGATCATCGGCGCGTTTTTCTCCACGGCCTATACCGGCCATTCGGGCAGCACCTCAGTGAACTGGCCGAACGGCAACGCCGAAAGCCAGCCGGCCGCACCCGGCGGCACGCAGGTTCTGGTGAACGACTGGACCTATGGCGACGGTAGCGGCAACGCGGGTCTGACAATCAGCAAGCTGATTTCCGCCAGCGTGGCGCTGGATGCGGCGGAAGGTGACGAAATGGAGGAGCGCTACATCATCGTGGGCGCGAAACAGAAGGGCAACCTGCTGGCCACGACCGAAGTGACCAACGCCGACTATAACACCGTGCGCGCGCTGTACGATGGCAAGATCGATACGTTCATGGGCTTCAAGTTCATCCACAGTGAGCGGCTGGCGATGGACGGCAACGGCTACACGCGCGTGCCCGCCTTCAGGAAGTCCGCCATGGGCCTCGGCATCGCCCAGGACATCCAGGGGCGCGTGGCCGAGCGGCCCGACAAGAGCTTCGCCACCTACGTGTATGCGAGCATGTCGATCGGATCGGCGCGGCTGGAGGAAGCCAAGCTGGTCGAGATCAAGTGCCAGTAGGGCATTAACGCGTTTGTCGGCGACGCGCGAACGGCGTTCGCGCCCGCCTTTCAAGAAAGGTAAGTCAAATGGCTTTGAGTTTCTCGTCTCAAATGTTTTCGTTCTGGCGCAATTTCGGCGGCAACGTGCAGGTTCTGCCGCCGGTCAACCAGGTGGGCGGGCGCAAGCGCGCCGTGGTGGCGAATATCGCGCTGGCGGCCCAGGCCGCCGGTTCGCAAATCATGATCGCCCGCCTGCCGTTGTTCGCCGCGGTTACCGCGATCAACGTGATCACCGATACGTCGCTGGGCAGTGCCACACTGCAGATCGGCGACAGCAACACGGCGAACCTGTATGCCGCGGCGGCCACCTACACGAGTGTCAACTCCCCGTATGACGTGGGCCTCGCCGCGACCCTGGGGGCGCCGATCACGACCGGTTATGACGTGCAGGCCGGCCTGGACAACTATGCCAATCCTGGCCCCGGCGGCGCCGAGTATGAAGACGTGATCCTCACGACGGCGGCGGCGGCCCTGCCGGCGTCGGGCAACCTGGTGGTCATCCTCGAATACATGCTCGATTGAGGCCAGCAGGATGGCCGCCGGCGACAGCATCGTTTCGATCTGCAATATGGCTCTGATCGCGATCGGCGAGGATCCGATCACGAGCCTGAGTGATGCGCGCAAGGCGGCCATCCTGTGCAACGCGCTGTATGACCCGACCCGCCGTGAAATGCTGGAAATGCAGCCGTGGAAGTTCGCCAAAAAGCAGGCCTCGCTTGCGGCGAGCCCCACGGCGCCGGCCTTCACTTACGAGAACGCCTTCCCGCTGCCGGCCGATTTTATCCGGATGTACGACGAGCCGGAAGAGGACGACCCTGAATACGAAATCCAGGGCACGCAGATGCTGTCGAACGACGATAGCCCGTTCCAGATGGTGTATATCTTCGACTGCCAGGACCCGACCACGTTCAGCCCGCTTTTCGTGCAACTGCTGGCCGTGGCGCTGGGGCAAAAGCTTGCCCAACCGCTGACGCAGAACATTGAAAAAGAAAACGAGCTGGCCAGCAAGGTGGAAGCCTATCTGGATCGGGCGGCGCTTTCGAACAGCCAGCAGGAGAGTGCCCGCGAGCTGAATGATGACGTGCTGCTGCGGAGCCGCTTCTGATGCCGCGCACCGATTTCGATCTGACGAACTTCACCGCCGGCGAGCTTTCGCCGCGGCTGAAGGGGCGCACGGATTACCAAAAATACTTCAATGGTGCGGCCGGGCTGCAAAACTTCGTGGTGATCCCGCAGGGGGGCATCACGCGGCGGCCGGGCACCGCGCTGGTGGCGCTGGTGGGTGACCAGACGAACCGGCCCCGCCTGCGGCGGTTCCAATTTTCCGTGCTGCAAGCCTATATGCTGGAATTCGGCAATTTCTTTGTGCGGGTGCACAAGGATGACGCGCAGCTGGTGAATGACCAGGCGGTGACGGGGGCGGCCAATAATGGCGCCGGGCTGATCCGGTTGACGCTGGCCTCGGCTGCCGGACTGTACACCGACAACGTGATGACCGTTTCCGGTGTGCTGGGCACGGTGGAGGCCAACAGCGTGTGGTTCATCACCAACGTGGTGGCCAGCACGGCGGTGACGGGCGCGGCCAATAATGGCGGCGGCGAGGTGCGCCTGACGGTGACCAGCACTGCGCGCTTCGTGGACAACTCCACGCTGGTGGTGGCCGGCGTGGGCGGCACGATCGAGGCGAATGGCGATTGGCAGGCCGTGATCGTGGACGCCACGCATATCGACCTGCCCGGCAGTGCCTTTTCGAATGCGTGGACCGCCGGCGGCACGGTGACCGGGAACGACGCGTTTGAGGTAGATTTGCAGGGCAGCGCCTTCGCGAACGCCTACACCAGCGGCGGCACCACGCAGACGCCAGTTCAGGTGCCGACGCCGTATGCGGCGGCCGACCTGGCCACGCTGTATTTCACGCAAAGTGATGACACGCTGTTCATCACGCACCCGAATTATCCGCCGGCGACGCTGACCCGCAGCCTGGACGGCGCGGAAGTTGATTGGAGCTACCAGACGCTGGTGTTCCGCGACGGGCCTTACCTGGACGTGAATTCCACCAGCACCACCCTGAGTGTGGGCGCCAGCACGTTCCGCGGCGGCCAGCAGGTGCTGAAATTCGGCGACGCGGGCCTGACACTTACGCTGAACCCCGGCGTGGCGCGCAGCGTGCTGCTGACCGCCAGCAGCACGTTCGGCATCAACGCCACGCGGGAGAACGTGGGCCAAGGCTTCCTTTCGAGTGACGTGGGCCGCCACCTTCGTATCAAGCTGCTGGGCAGCTGGGCGTGGACGATCATCGAGGAAGTGCTTTCGCCGCTGGAAGTGGTGGTGACGGTGCAGCCCACGGTGCAGGGCGGCGCGTATGGCGGCCTGGACGGCGCGCCGTGGCAGCAGCTGACGTATTACCCGGTTGGTGTGATCGTCACCAACGACGGCAGCACCTATCAGTGCGTGCAGGCGGGATATTCGGGCCGGGTTGGTGGCCCGATGGGATCGGGCAGCAGCAGCACGACGGAAATCGGTGACAGCACCGTTGTGTGGAACTTCATCACCAGCACGGTGCCGACAAGCACCACGTTCTGGCAGCTGGGCAAATGGACGCCGGGCGTGAACCCCTTCGTCTGCACCTTCTGGCAGCAGCGTTTGATGCTGCTGGGCACGAACGATCAGCCGAACGCGATCGAGGCCTCGGTGACCGGCGATTTTACCAACTTCGCGCCCACGGCGCAGGACGGCACGACGGTCGATACCAACGCGCTTTCCTTTGTGATCAGCGATGATCAGGTGAACGCGATCACCTGGGTGAAGGCTGCCGGCAGCGCGCAGGCGGCCCAGTTGGCGATCGGCACGCCGGGCGAAGAACAGATCATGCAGGCCTATTCAACGGCCCAGCCGCTGACGCCCACGAACGTGCAGGTCTATTCGGAAACGACCGTGGGCAGCGCGCCGATCGAGCCGTTGCGCATCGGCAAGAGCCTGCTTTTCGTGGACCGTCCTGGCCGCAAGCTGATCGAGTGGACATTTCTGTGGCAGGTGAACGGCTACCAGCCTGTGGAGCTGACCGAGCCCAGCGAGCACATCACGCAAAGCGGCGTGGTGCAGATGGTGTATGCGCAGGCGCCGCACCGGCTGGTGTGCCTGCTGTTGGAGGACGGCACGCTGGTGTTTGCCAGCTACAACAAGGATCAGCAGGTTTTCGCCCCCACACGGCAGGTGCTGGGCGGCAATTATCAAGGCGGGCCGCCGATCGTGGAAAGCCTCGATGTGATCCCCAGCTCGGACGGTTCGTATGACGAAATCTGGCTGGCGGTGCTGCGCACGGTGGACGGCGCCGATGTGCGCACGATCGAGGTGCTGACGCGCTGGTTCGAAAACGCCACGGTGCCCCAGGAAAACGCGGTGTTTTTGGATTGCAGCCTTAGCCTGACGTTGCCGGCGCCGGCGGCGACGTTGACGATCACCGGCCTGGTGAACACGCAAACCTCGGTGGACCTGCCGCCGGCGTGGACCGGCAATGTGGTTCTGACCAGCTCGGTAGACGATATCTTCCCGGCCGCGCCCGCTGGCCAGATCGTGCGGGTGAATGGCGGTGTGATCCAGATTACTAGCGCGGTGCTCGGCAGCAGCACGCAGGTGAACGGGACTGTCACGCGCGCGCTGGCGACCACGGGTGCTGCGGCCGCCGGCGCGTGGACGCTGGCCCCGTTGCAGACCACGGTGAGCGGCCTGGATTACCTGAACGGGGAGACGGTTGGCATTCTCGGCGACGGCGCCGATCTGGGCACCGCCGTGGTGACGGGCGGCAGCATCGCCATGCCGGCAATGGCGGCGACCGTGATGCTGCCGGCGCCCGGAGCCAGCATGGTGACCGTAGGCCTGCCTTATGCCAGCGCGTATCTCGGGATGCCCTATGAGCCGCAGCGGGCGGCGGCCGCGGTGACGCAGGGCAAGGCCAAGCGCATCGATACGATGTGGGTTCGGTTCTTTGAAAGCCTGGGGTGCAATTTCGGGCAGCGGCTGACGGACCCGCTGACGTTCCAGACGCGCGACAAATTGGAAGCGTTGGAGACGCGCTCGGCGAGCATGCCGATGGGCCAAGCGCCCACGCTGTTCAGCGGATCGCGCCGGCTGAAGCCGCAAGGCGGATACGATCAGGAAGGCCAGATGTTGATTACCACTAGCAGCCCGCTGCCGCTGACGGTGCTGAGTATTTATGCCAGCGCGGATGTGGGCGATATGCCGAGGCCCGGGCAATGAGCGTGCGGTTTGTGCCGATGACGCCGGAGCTGTTCGGCATGATCCCGCTGGGGGATGCGGCGCTGCCGGAATATCACGTGGCGCGATCGGCCGACGCGCAGCGAATTGTTTGCGCGGCGCCGAACGTGGCGCTGGCAATGCTGGATGGCGGCATGGTGCTGGGCGCGGCTGGGGTGGCGCAGGTGTGGCCCGGGCGCGGCTATGCCTGGCTGGTAGGCGGCGCGTGGATGACCCGGCGGGATTTCGTGTTGGCGGCATATCGCTGCCGGGACGAGCTGGCCCAGCTGCAGGCGGCGGGGATGTGGCGGGTGGAGTGCACGGCCGATAGCGCGCGCCCGGCCTATGGGCATTTCGTGAAGCGGCTGGGGTTCACCCTGGAAGGCACGATGCGCGGCTACGGGCCGGACGGATCGGACCATGATCTGTGGGCGCTGCTGCCGGCGACAATGCGCGAACGGCGTTCGCTTGTGGAAAGGCTGGCGGCATGATGGCACCGTGGGGGTTTCGACGGAGTTTGGGGGAGGCGGCGTGCTTTGGGCCGTTGGCGATCTTGGCAGGCGCGGCTGTCGCTGGGCTGGCCACTTCTGCGGTTGGATCGATCGCGGCCGGCAACGCGGCAAATAACGCGGCGAACTATAATGCGGCCGTGGATCGAAATAATTCGATCCAGGCGCAAAATGCCGCGGATGCACAATCGGTTGTGCAGGACCAGAACACGAAGGCGAAGCTGGGTGCGCAAAAAGTGGCCTATGCCGCGAGCGGCGTGGACCCGAACACCGGCACGCCGCTGGACGTGATGACCAACACGGCCGTGCAGGGTAAGCTAGATGCGCTCACGCTGCGCTATGGCGGCCAAGTGCAGGGCCTGCGCGATCAGTCGGCCGCGACCATTGCTGAATACCAGGGACAGCAGGCGCAACTTGCGGGCGACTTGAACGCAGGCAGCACTCTGCTGACCGGAGGCGCGCAAGTCGGGAAGGCGTACGGCGGCTTCTAGATGGCAATCGTTCCAACCTTTCAGCGGGAGGACTTGCCGCAAGCGATGCAGACCGGCGCCCAGATGGATATCGGCAGCGCCGGTATCGTTGGGCAGGCCTTGGAGCGATTCGGCCAAGCTGGCGTCGATAGTGCGGTCAGCATGCTCCACGCCGAAAATTACGATTGGACGGCGAAAAACACATCGAGTTTTGCGCTGGATCGTGCGCAGGCGCTGGATGCCGCCAAGCAACAGGCCGCGCAGACGGGTGACTACAAGGGCGCCATCACCAAGTTCAACGCGGACACCACGGCGGCGCAGGCGGCCATCATTGCGCAGGCGCCATCCCAACGTGCGGCCGATGCGTTCACGCTAAACAGCAAAGGCACGATGCTGGACCTGACGCGCGACGCGAACACGTTCGCGCAACGCGGCGAGGGATCTGTCCAAAAAAGTAACATACAAGCAAACCTCGATAACCTTTCCGCTTCCAGCCTCCGCAACCCGGCTCTAGCAGACACTAATTACGGGACCGGCCTGGGGATCATCGCTGGTGCGCAGAAGTCCGGCATCGCCGGGCCGGACGTCGATTGGCAATCGATGAAAGACAACTGGGGGCGCCAGAACTATTCGGCCGTGGTGCGCCATCAGATCGATCAGGATCCGAACGGTGCGCTCGCTGCGCTGAACGGAGGAAAATACGATTTCGCGTTGCATAGCGAGGATGTGGAAAACCTTTCGCGCCAGGCGCAGGTGCAGATCGATCGGCGCCAGCAGCAGGCGCTGATGGCCGAACAGCGGCAATACACGATGGAGGCGCGCCAGGAAGCTGCGGCGGCGCGGCAGTTGCGCCAGGCGCAGGCCGGCAACGAAGCGAACATGCTGGCCGATGCTGTGGGCGGCAAGCCGATTGATACCGACAAACTGGTGGATATGGTGCGTAGCCAGCAGATCACGCCGGCGGGCATGGATGCGATCATGCGCGGCCAGGAAGGGCGCGACGATCCGGCGACCATGCTGCACCTCTACAGCCAGCTTGGCAGCGGCCAGCTGCAGGCCGGCGACATCATGACGGCCGTGGCGAACCACCAGATCAAGGCCAGCACCGGCGTTGAGCTGCAACGCGGCCTGAACGAGCGGGAAAAGAGCGGCGACAATCAGGTGGAGCGCGGCGCCTTCGATACCCTGAAAACCGCACTCGGCGGTGCGGCGGCCGAGCAAGGCATCGACCTGTTCGGCCAGGGCAAAGCGCAGGCGGCGCAGTTGTGGACGCAGGCGCAGGGCGAGTGGAACCAGCGCGTGATCATCAACCACCAGGACCCGCAAGCAACGCTGGCCGACATGATCCCGCGCTACTCGCCGAAAGCGAGCGTGCCCACCTGGTTGCCGGCGCCGCAGATGGGTGCCGTGACCGCGCCTGAACAGGTTCCGCTGATCTGGGGCCAGACGAAGCAAGCCCTTGCTGCTGGCACGATCACGCACTCGCAGTACGACGCGCAGGCCGCCCTGCTCATGCAATATCAAAAATTCTTTGTGTCGAAGGCGCAGCGCGACGCGGCGATCGCCGCCGTGCGTGGGGCTAAGCCGTCAACGCCTGGCGCGGCCGTTGCGCCTTCGCCGCCCCTTGTTCCCGCTAACACGGATGGCCCCTAATGGGTGATGTTGCTGTTCCAGGCGATAACCAGGTCACACAGGACTTCCTGGCGACGCGCGCGCTGGCGCAGCGGCCGGACCCGGCAAAAGCGTTGGATGCTATGTTCGGCTCGTCGGCCGCGCCCCCAGCGATGGCCGCGCCCATGGTGCCGCCGGTGGACCCTAACCAGCCGGTAGCGCAACGTGTGGTGCAAGCGGCGCAGACGACGACGCCAGCAGCACCCGCCAGCTTCATGGCGCAGCTGGGCCAGGCGGCCAGCGGCGGCTTGCGCGCCTCCCTAAACGATCTGGGATCAAGCGCGGAGGCATTGGCGGGTAAATCCGCTGGCGGCCCGCGCGACGACGCGGACTATGCCAAGCCGCTTGCCTGGGGCGACCTGGTGCACCCGGAAACCGCGCTGACGAAGGCGGTGTATCAGGTGGCGCACGGTGCGCCCGTGCTGGCCGCCGGCGTGGCGGGCGCCGGTGCGGGTTCCATGGTTGGACCTGAAGGCACCGTCGCCGGCGGCGCGATCGGCGCCGGCGCGATGACCGTGGCACAGGAACTAGGGCCGTATTACGCCGCGGCGCTAAAGGCGAACTCGGCCGATCCTAGTAAGGCCTTTGATCAGGCGCTGGCGCGGGCCGGCGCTGCCGGTGCCTTCAGCGCGGCGGGATGGGCGCTGTTCGGGCTGAAGCCGTTCACCGGCGTGGTGAAAAACCTGATGTTCCAGGCCTTCGGCGTGCAGCCAGCGGCGGCCGTGGCGGGAAAAGTGGCGGACAACGCGGTGACCGGCGCGCCGCTGACGCAGGGCGCTGCTGACGCCATTCCGGGCGCCGTGGTGGGCACCGCGCTGCCGGCGATCGCGCATGCGGCTGTGGGGGCAATGACGGGCGGCGGTGAGGCCGCGCCGCCGGGCGCTGAAACGCAAGCCGCCGCACCAGTGACGGATGCGGCGGCAAGTGGGGGCCTCGTCGCGCCAGAACAATCGCCTGCGGTCGAGCCCGTCAAGCCCCCATTCGACCTGATGGCGAACCCCGCGCATGACGCGGCAGCCGAGCTTATTCAGATTGGAAAGGACACCGGCGTCGAGCACCTGCGTGCCTACAACGTTGCGACGAACGAGATCGAGCACGAAGCCGAAGGCCAACGGAGCCGCGTCGAGGTCCCCGACGAGCTTCATGCTGCGATGTCCGATCCTGCCAACAGCATCATTGTTCAACATAACCACCCTGGCAGCACGGCGTTGTCGCCAGCCGATCTCACGACACTAAGCAATTTTCCGGGGTTGGCCGCCGTTGTAGCCCATGGCCATGATGGCACCTTCTCCGCGGCGATGTTGAAGGACGGTCAGCCGATCGACCCGAACGACATAAAGAGCGTTGAAAAGGATCTGACCCAGGGTTTTTCCCAAGCCGCGCGTGATGGCACGCTGAACTACAACGACGCCAATAAATTTTTCGCGGATGCCAGGAACCGCGTTCTTAACTACGGCGGCAAGATCGACTATGTGTCCTCCTTCGATCCGCCTCCGGCGGTTCAGAGCATAATCACCGATACCGCGAGGAAGTTATATGGCGACCAAGGGCCCGATGCGGATGGTGGACTCAGCGTCGCCGTTCGCCCCGATGAAGGACTTGCAGGCGTCCTTGAAAGAGTTCGAGGGCTTGCCGGACAAAACGCCTACGGAGCAGATGGAGCTGGAGCATCTGCGCCAAGTGGTAGCGGACCGGCAGGCGGGTCGGCTGCAGGGCCCGGACTAACTGGCCTAGAAGCCGCCTCGCCGACTGCTTCGGGGGCCGCGGCGCAGGCCGTCCCGATCGGCGACGCGGCAACCGCCCCGCCGAAGGATGGGGCACCGCCCGTGCCGGAGCCCGCGCCGGAAGCTATTCCGTTGGGCGACAAAACGGCGCCGCCGATCGAGGCGTCGCCCGATGTCGAAAAGATGGCCGACGCCTTCCTGAAGGGTGAGAGCGGCGACAATCCGATCAAGGTCAATCTCGCCTATATCGGCGGCGGCGCTGACATCGAGGATGTGCTGTCGCGCGTATCTTCGATGCTTCCCGCACAGGCGGTGCAAAGCCATGAGGCGACGACGGCGCTGGCCTTGCAACTCGGCTCCTCGCCTGACGATTTCCTGAAAGGTTATGGCGGGACGCAACCTGATGCGGCGCGCCTGACCGCGATGCGGTTCGTGTTGAACAGCACCGCCGATCAGCTCGGCCAACTCGCCAAGCTGGCGATGGATCCGACCACTGGAACGCCGGAGGCTAAAGCTGTGGCGATCAGGGCCTTCGCGCAGCAAACGGCCTTGCAGCAGTATTTCGAAAACGCGCGCGCTGAGGCGGGGCGAACGCTGAACGCGTTCCAAATTATGAGCCGGCAATTTACCGGCAGTAAGGCGCAAGCCGTCGCTGATCTGATCAAGAATTTTGGCGGCCAGGTGGAAACCGACAAGCTTCTGCAGATGATCGCGGACATCAACGATCCGGCGCTAATCCCGCCCCTCGTGAACAAAGCGAGGCAAATGACCGCGCGTGATCTGTTCATGTATGGCTATTACAACGTAATCCTTTCGAACATCCCGCATGTGCTCGCGAAGAAACTGACGAGCGATGTGACCGCCGCGACCTGGGAACTTGGCGTGCGCGCCCTGGCCGCACGCATGCCGGGCGCTGAGGTGCAGCCCGGTGAAGCGATGCAGATGCTGTACGGCTATGCGAGCGCAATGCGCGACGGGCTGCGCCTAGCCGGGCAGGGCCTGCTAACCGGCGAGCACCAGTTTGAAGGCGCTACCTCGCTGGACGCGATCAGCCCGAACCGCGTGCAGCAGGCGGCGGCCGGCGCGCCCACGGATATTCCGCCCGATCAGCCCACGCGGGCCGCTGTGGACTACCTGAAGATGGCGTTGCCCACGCGGTGGATTGGCGCGGCGGACGACTTCGCGAAATACGTCAACTATCGGGCTGAGCTGAATGGCCTGGCGTTCCGCAGTGGGGTGCAAAAGGGCCTATCCGGAGACGATCTGGAAAACCACATCAGCACCACGCTGGCGACGGTACCGAGCGACATGCACCAGCAGGCCGTGTCTGCGGCCATGCAAACCACGTTTCAGGACCCGCTGACGGGCGTGGCGAAGGCGCTGGAAAGCACAGCGGACGCCATCAACATCCCGCTGCCGGGCACGGACTTCGCTATCCCGTTCGGCCGCATGGTGCTTCCGTTTGTGAAGATACCGGCCAACCTGGTGGGCTGGACGTATCGGAATTCGCCGATTGCGGCCGCGTTCCCGAGCCAGCAGATCAAAGCGGCTTTGGCGGGCGGCGGCGCGGCGCGCGATCTGGCGCTGGCGCGCATGACGCTCGGCAGCGGCGTGGCGTTGGCGGCCGGCGGCCTGGCGGTGAATGGGCTGATCACTGGTCGCGGGCCGAGCGACCCAGGGATGAACCGGGCATGGCGCGCCGCGGGCAACCAGCCCTATTCGATCACGATCGGGGGGCGGCCTTACGGTTACAACCAGGTGGATCCGATCGGGATGTATCTTGGCGCGATCGGAGATACGTTTGATACGCTGCGCTTCGCGCCGGAGCAAAGCCGCTATGACATCGCCGCCAGCCTGGGCTTCGGCCTGGGCAATGCGCTGCTTTCGAAAACCTACATGTCTGGCCTGTCGCAGTTCTTCGATGCGCTGCAATCGCCGGACAAGGAAGGATCGAAATACGTGGACCGGTTTCTGGGAAACCTGGCAGCACCTGGTGCCGTGGCCGGCGTGCAGACAGCGACGGACCCTTGGCTCCGCGCACACTATTCGCTTCTCGACGCGGTGCAGGCGCGTACACCGGGCCTGAGCGGCGACCTACCGCCCGATCGCAATCTCTGGGGCGATCCAATCCCGAAGCAGGCCGGCTTCCTGCCTGGCCTGTCCGGCACCGGCGTGGCGCGTGCGATCAGTCCGGTGACGTACGGCGCGCCGGCTGCGGATGCGGAGCCAATCGATAAATGGATCTGGGACAACCGCGCGGCCTTCCCGCATTCGGACACTGGCCAGCTCGATCTTTCGAAGCCTGCCCAGGTGCAAAGCTTTTCGGCTGGGCGCGGCATCAACGTGCAACTTCAACTTACGCCACAGCAGCTGGACCGATACCAGGAACAGGCGGGCAATGGCCTAAAAGAACCCAGCACCGGCCTGGGAGCGAAGGACTATCTGAACGCGCTGGTCAAGGGCACGAACCCAGATGCCGGCGTGCAAAAGCAATGGGACGATGCGGACTCCTCGATGCGAGCGCTGATCGTGCAGCGCGTGGCGAGCGGCCTGCGTAACGCCGCCAAAAAGCAGCTGATGACAGACTTCCCGGACTTAGCGGACGCGGTGCGCATCGGCGCGCAGGCGCGCGCCCAACAATTGACCGGCGCGAACGGCGTTCGCCCTGGTGGAGCAAACCCATGACCGTATCGACCATCGCCCAGGTGGCATCATTCGTGACGAACGGGGTGAGTGCCAGCTTCCCGTATAATTTCCCGTTCTTCGAGCCATCCGACCTGCTGGTGGAGTTGCTCAACACCACGACGGCCGCGGTGACCGCGCTGACGCTGAACGGCGCTGGGTCAAACGGCTACCAGGTGCAGGGCGTGCAGGACCCGACGATCGGCGAATATACCGGCGGCGCCAACGTTGTGTGCAACGCGGCGCCGGCGGCAGGCTTCATCCTGCAGATCACCCCGAACATCCCTGCCGTGCAGGACACGGTGTTCAACAATAACACACCATTCCCGGCCAAGGCGGTGGAAGCGGCGCTGGACCGGCTGACACTGATCGCGCAGCAGCAGGCCTTCGCCAATAGCCGGGCGATCGCGGCGCCGGCGAGCGAGGCCGCGCCGGAGATGGTGCTGCCCGTGGCGGCCACGCGCGCGCTGCAATTCGTCGGTTTCGATGCCAATGGCAACGTCATCGTGGGGTTACCTTCCAACGCGCCGGTTTCGACCGCCATGCAGCCGGTTGTGGCGGCGGCCAGCACGGCCGCCGCGCTGGCCGATTTGGGTATTTCTGCCGGCGTGGCCGCACAGTATGGCCAGCCCTGGGGCTTCAGCCCGAGCGTGGAAATCGGCGCGCCCGCGTTTCAGCACAGCGACATCGATGCCGCAGGCGGGGCACCGGCCGGCACCGTGACGCCGCAACCGGCGATGTGGATTTCGCGGAACTGGCTGAATACCTCGGACTATACACCCGATTACGAAGGCGCCGTGGGCGCCAGCATGCCGCTGGTGTACGTGCAATCGCAAGCCGTGGGCGGCAATAATCTGTGCGTGCACAACATCATGAGCTACGGCCTGAATTTGGGGTGCGAGCTGATGGTTGGTGTGTCCGGCCAAGTGAACCGGGCGCAGTCCGCCCTGCCGGACACCGGCAACCAAAGTGCGACCGCATTCCAAGGCCAGGCCTACAACAACTGCAGCAACGCGGGATATACGACGGCCGCCTGGTTGGTGATTGCCAATAACGTGGCTGGCACGGTAGCGAGCGATAGCACGTCGCGCGCGATTTCCGGCGGGCAGAGCTGCGCGCTGCGGCTTTCCACGGTCTCTCCGGGTGCCGCTGCGAACGTGCTTCTGCTGCTGGATGGCCTGGATGGTTACGGCGCGTGGAACGGCATCCAGATCGACAACACCGCGTTCCCTGCGGCTGGTGCGGCCAACACCGTTGGCATCAACATGGGCAATTGGGGCGCCGGCGCCGCAGGATACGCGGAGACGTCAGTAAAGTTCGGGGTGTCGAGCCAACATCTGTGGTTCGGCGATGCGACGAACCCGGGCAAGATTGCCACGGCCTATGGCGGGGTTCAGATATTGGGCGGCAAGTACGACGCGCTGACCGCCAAAGCTGGTGTGCAGCTGGTGGCCGGCGGCGGCTTCGATATCTATCTCGACTTCTTCACAGGCTATAACACCTACCGCGCCAGCATTGCCTATCGGGCGGCGATCGGACAGTTCTGTGTGAACGACACGGGAAACACGGACACCAGCATCAACCGCAATGGCGGGCTGGTGTATACGGCGCTAAGCGCGAATGGCTACGGCGTGACGATCGGTTCGGGCGGCACGGCCACCAGCGGCTACATGCGCCTGTATCGGAACACCAGCACGGCCAACGTGGCGGTGCTGGATGTGTATTCGGATGTCACGACCGTCGACAGCAACACCTTCCGCGTGTCCGCCAATGGGAACGTGATCAACACGAACAATTCGTATGGCGCCTTTTCGGATGAACGGTTGAAAGAGCACATCGCGAACGCGCCGGATTACCTGGCCAAGCTGATCCAACTGCAAGTTCGCACGTTCGCGATGAAGGCGGATCGTGCCGCGGGCGCCAACCAGGTGGGCCTGATCGCGCAGGAAGTGGCGAAGGTGTTCCCTTCCCTGGTTGAAAAGATGCCCGATCCTGCCGGCACGTTGGTGGTGAAGTATTCCGTTCTGGTGCCGATCCTGGTGCGGGGCGTGCAGGAATTGCATACCCGCCTGGCGGCGGCAGAGAAGCTGCTGGACGCCCATGCAGCCCTTTCCGACAAATTGACACAGCAGCTTGAAACGTTCCTGACCGCGATGGGCGCCGCTGCACAGAAACTCGTTCCAAGTGCGCCGCCCGCCGCCGGATAACGTTTGCACGACGCGACGACAATTCCGTAGTTTGCCCAAGAGGAGAACGAGCGTGCGCGTGAGACAAATCGCTTCCCTGGCCTTGGCCTTCGCGCTTGTTACAGGAACGCGAACGGCGTTCGCCGCCGGCATTTCCGCAAACCCCGGCACCTACATTCCGGGCCTTTCTGCTGTGGTGCCAAGCACGGCCACCACAATGGTGCCTTCGCTGCAAAGCGGTTTACGCGTGCGCGTGGTAGCGATCGATACCGCGATCCAATCGGCCAGCTCGTCCACGGTGACCGTTTGGTGCGCATGGGGCACTGCGGCGGTAAATCCGGCTGTGGTGGGATCGAACGGTTTTCCGCTCAACCCAGGCTTCGATGATACCGGCGATGGTGTCAACCAGGGCGCGCTTAACTGCATTCAACCCAGTGGCTCGCATTACGTGCGCTTTGAAGCTTACTGATGCCATGGCCGAGGATTTCGCGCACAGCGACGAAACGCAGTTGCGCCTGACGCAGGCTGAAATCAGGGTCGTGAAACACCTGATCATTGCGCTCGATGCCGGCAGTTTTCTGGCACGGCTTTTTTATGGTTTGGCGCTTGCGGGGGCGGCAATCGTCGGTGTGGCTTGGACCGTCATGCAGATGGCCCACGGTTTCGACAAACCGAAATGAGGAGCTGAAACATGAAAACGGGAGTTTTGGTAACGCTGATCGGCGCGCTGATCGCGTCGGTTCCGCAGCAATACATGGTCTATGTCGCCAGTGGCCTTGGCGTGGCCTATAGCATCGTGCATCTGATGACCGAGTGGCAGCCGACGAATGGCTTGTGGGCGCAGATCGCCACGGTGCTGAACGGTATCGCCGGCAACACGGGCAAAGCGGCCAACGTAGATCCGTTCCCGCTTTACACGTTCACACCGCCGGAGGTCGGCAATAGCGGCGCCGGGCCTAGTGCCACGCTGAAAAGCCTAGCCCTGCTCTGCGTGCTGATCGGCGTAGCGGCGACGCTGAGTGCGTGCAAGGCACTCAGCTCGGCGGCTGCTGTTGTTTCCACGGCGAGCACGGACAGTATTTCCACGCTGGATGCCGGCGTGAAATCGCTGACACTGGTGGATCAGGGCCTGACCATTTACGTGCGCCTGCCGCTGTGCGCGCCGGGCACCACGTTCGTGGCCAAGGCGCCATGCAGCAATGCGGCCGTGGCAGCCAAGGTGCAGGCCGATGCACACGCGGCCCGGTTGAAATTGGAAGCCGCGCAAGCGGATGCCACCCAGGCCAGCGCGGCGCTTTCGGCGCTGGCCGCCGTAAGCGCGGAATTCGCAACGCTGTAACCGGCCGCCGGTAAGGCGCCGCTGTAGGAGTAGGTCCATGTCTGATACCACCACAACGGAGACGCTGATCAATGGTGCCGCGAAGGTTGGTGCCGTGGCACTCGAAGTCGCGTTTCCGCAAGTCACCGCCTTCCTCTCGCTGGCGCAGCAAGGCCTGCCAGTTGCAGAGGGGCTGTACAACGCGGCCATGGCCGAGTTCGAAAACGTCTCGACCACGGTCACGGTCACGCCGGAGCAGATTGCTGCGGACGATGCGGCACTCGATGCGGCAGACGCGGCGCTGCAAGCGGCGACGCCGGCGGCATCGTGAGCGAAGCCGGCTTCCAACGCTGCCTGGCGGTTGCGTGGCTGCCCCAGAATGACGGGCAGCCACTGCACACCACCAGTGGCGACCCCGGGGGCGCCACCAATTGGGGCGTCACCTACGCCCTATTTGCGGCCTGGCGCCTGGCGCACCACATGCCTTACCCCTCGGTCAGCGATTTCGCGGCCGCCACCAAGGACGAGATGGCGAACATCATTCGCGCCTGGATCTGGCTACCGGTGCATGGCGACAGCCTGCCGGTTGGCCCGGACCTGATGCTGTTTGAAATGGCGCTGATGTCCGGCCCCGGCACGGCCGCGCGCGTGCTGCAGGGTGTACTGGGCGTGCCGGCGGATGGCGCGATCGGCGATATCACGCTGGCGGCCGTGGGTGCCTACAAGCCGATCGTGCTGATCGAGCTGCTGACGACGGCTTACCTGCGGCACGTGAACGGGCTGAGCACGGCGCCGCTGTTTGGCGACGGGTGGGATCGGCGCATCGAGGCCGATGAAGCGACGGCGCAGAGCTGGATTACAAACGCGGCCGGGAGTGTGGCAACATGATGCGGGTGTGTGGTCTGGTTCTGGCTTTGGCGTTTCTGCCGTGCGGCGCGCAAGCGGCGCCAGCGCCAGGCGGCGTCTCCTCCACCAGCTCCACAGGCGGCTCGGCAACCGCCGCCGATGTGACATCGTTCACCGCCGGCGGCACGGCGCAAAGCCTATTCGGCGGTGTCGTTCCAGCCGACGGGTGGGCACTCTACAACCCGAATGCCTCGGATGATTGCTGGGTGTCCGACAGCACCACCGCCGCGGTGAATGGGGCTGGCTCCATTCGGCTCGTGGCGAACGGCGGCGGTTATGAAACGCCTGCGGGCTACAGGCCGTCACATGCGGTCAGCTTGATCTGCCCCAACACGGGCGACAAGATGACCGCGCGGCGCTGGTAGATGCCAGTCTTTTTCCCGCCTGCCGACGGGGCCGCACTGCAGGATTTCTACACCTATTCACCTGGCCTGCTTACGGCCAGCCAGGTGCTGCTATCCATTAATGCGCGGCGGGCGCTCGCGTTTGCCGCCAATGCGTTTGATTTGGAGTTGGACGCGCCAGCCACCAGCACGTCGGTGTACTCGGTGCTCTACAACGGAACGTCTGTGGGCACGCTCACGGTAGCCGCAAGTGCCAGCTCCGCCACTGTGGCGACCACGGCATTCAACATGGCGATCGGCGACAAGCTCCGGGTGACGGCGCCGGCCACGCCTGATGCGACAGCCGCCGGCGCAGCGCTTTCCGCCACTGGCATGCGATAAGGAAACCACGATGACCGCGCCGGCAATCTATGACTGTTTCGGTGAAGATGGCGACTTTGCCTACATGAATGGCGCGGTCGGTTCCGGTGTTATTATCAACACCTCGGGTTCCACTTTTCGCGCAGGCTATGCCCGTAGTTCGGTGGAAATTGCATCACCATACACGACCGTTTTCGCGCAACGTTTGTGGACGAGCGGGGGTATTTCTTCCGGTTGGTTTGGATGTCGCGTGTCGTCCGCGAATGCGGCGAGCTACGATTTCTACAAGTTTTTCGAACTGACCGATCCTAGCGGCGTCCCGCGCATTCAGCTTGTCAATGCGGGCGGCGCGCCTTCGGGTCCTTACAGCGTATTCAAGGTTTCGGCCGCCGGCGTGCAGACCTTGCTGGGATCGACTTCGTCCGGCTTCTCTGCGGCGCCGGCGGTGCCGGATAAACTCGACGTCAATTTCGATTATTCGGCTTCGGGTTTGCTCACGATCTATATCAACAGTGCGCAAGTATTCACATATGCCGGCAACATTACAACAGATAGCGCTACGGAACTGGGCGGCAGCAACCACGGCACGATGCTCGGCCAGGACCCTAGCCGTTGGACGGCATGGAGTGAATGTGTGGTTTCCGATAGCGACACCCGCAACATGAACGTGCGAACGAATGCGGCCGTTGGCGCCGGCACCGTGGACAACTGGACGGGCGCTTACACGAACGGCAACCAGATCGCGGTCAATGATGCCGACTTCGATACCACCACGACGGCCGGCGCCATTCAGCGATATACGATGGGCACGATCGGCACCGGAAATGAGGGCATCCTGGCCAAAGTCACAAACCTTCGTGCAACGAAGGGGACTGGCTCGCTCGCCAATATAGCGCTGGCGGAGAAGATCGGGGGCACCGCGCACGTTACCGCCAGTATCGCCTTTCCAACCGCCTTCGGACCGGTCCAGTTTATTCAGGCGACAAACCCGGTGACCGGCGTTGCCTGGACATTCTCGGATTTGAACGCGAGCGGGCGTGAGAGCGGCGTACAGGCAAACACCTAATGACCGCCGCGGCCGTCAGTAAGCAGGTCGAGCTTGTCGTCTCCGCGCCCGGCAACGCGGCCTCAAAGCAAGCCGAGTTCGTGGTGTCCGGGCCGATCCTGGGCCTGAGCAAGCAAACCGAACTGATGGTGTCCGGGCCGATCCTAGGCGTGACTAAGCAGGTGGAATACATCGTGACCATGACGTTGCCCGCCACGCCGCTGCTCAACATTATGTGTGTCGGATAGGCGTTTTACTGGCGCAAAATCGTTCCAACTTCGGCCAAAAACGGCATCTAAAGAGCCATATAAAACGTGGACAGGACGCTGAAATCGCTCACTTTTTAGCGCACTCTTAATCAGCGGGTCGTAGGTTCGAGCCCTACTGTGCCCACCACTGCGAAATCAATAACTTAGCGGCGTTTTCGTTTCAAAAAATGACAGTAAGAAACGGGATGGGGCTTCACCGGGGCTTCAATGCCGGCAAATCAGCCTGGGACGGTGCGGGAAACCTTGGCGTGCGTCAGACCGGTGCTGCCCCTCTCAAGCAGCCTGCAAACTGGCCGCGATAGTCTGTCTGGCGATCGGCGCCGGAGTCGGCATTTCGTTATCGCTATGCTTCCTGCCATCCGGTCCAGGTGGCTGCCCTCCCATGTAGTTTCAGTTTGGGGCTACCCGGTCGCCCTACAGCGGGAGGGGGACTGTCGCCGGCCACCGTCGTCAGTAGTGCTTCGGTCCAAGTTCCCGGCCGCGATGGGCGGCCTGGCTATGGTCGAGGTGCAGTTGATCGGGAGGCAGGGGTTGCAGGAGGTATTCGAGGAATCGGACCTGCGCGCCCGTATCAGGAAGGGTGGGGCCGCGCTGGGCGCGTTCATCGTCGCGCGGTCCGAGTAAGCGTTCGTCATTTACGCGCGGGCGAACTGGGGGCGAGGCCGCGGCTTCCGCATCATTCGAACCTGCGGGGGCTAACCGGTGACCGGACCTTCAGGAACCTCAATCCGCCTGGTGCTTCGTCCGAAAATTCGACTGCTCGGAGCGTGTTACGGTCTATCCGGTCGGGGACACCGAGTTGCGCCAATTCGTCGGGGGTCATTCCGCAGGACCTTGATCCACAAGCGTGACGCGGCGGGCGGCAGTTGCGCCGTAGTGTGCGGTTCCGGCCATTCGTGAGGTGATAACCCACAATGCGGCCGCGCGTAGAGCGCGACGTAGTGAGCGTGGCCGGTGCGCGGGGCGTGGTGATGCGGTGGCACCCGGCGTAATGTGCGAGATGGGCCCGATTAGGGCTACACTCATGTTGAAGAGCTGCTTCCCCAATGATCCATAAGCATGCGGACCCTGAAAGCAACATCCTTTCCGAACGAGGGCGGTTTTGGTTGGCCAGCGTGTACCGAACGACGCAGCCGAAGGGGCAGCTACGTGTGCAATGTTGAGGATCGGAAATAGTGGATCGATAGAGCTCAGGCTCGATAAGGACCAGTGGCAATGGGGTGACCCCTCAGAGTCGATCGCAAACTTGCAGACTAGACGATTTACGATCGTCGGCCAGTTGGAAGACACCGGACGATGGGTCCGCTTAGAGCAAGCTTTCGCAAAAAACTGCCATCCGTTTGGTCCCCGTGGCTGCGCGGTCACTGTCATAGGCGCATTCATTTGCGTTGTTCACCAAGCAAGACGCGCAGATCGTCCGGCAATGGCAAGCGTCGGTTCCATTCGATTTCCGCTTGGCTCGCTGCGAGCGTGGCTCAATCTGCCGATGCCCGCGACTCAAACGACGGAAACGGGGTTCAGCGTGCATTACGCCGCGGAGCCGGATTTGGAGTTCCGACTAGATATCGGGCGATTGACTGTGGCTACGTCCACAAATGCCACGGCCGACTTAGAGGAACGGACCCTGACGGCTACACAATCCGCGTCGATTGAGCTGGCGTTGGACGGGGGAGTAAGCTTCGAGAAGGCGCGGGAGTTGTACTTCGATCTTGAAGACTTATTTGTATTGCTGACGGATCAAGAGATTGCTTTGGAGTGGCCAACTGTTGAATTGCTCGAATTAAAATCATCGGGTACTCTTTATTGCACGCGCCGGCCGCGAAAGACGGCAAAGTTTTCGGCTATCGAATGCTGGATTCTTTTTACCGAAATTCGTGATAGCTTTGGATCGATCGTCGATCGTTGGCTCTCCTTGAGAGATGAGTTTGGACCAGCCTTTCACCTCTATTTAGGGACTCGCCGCGGCGTGGATCTCTATGAGGAGCATCAATTCGTAAACCTTATTTGGGGTTTGGAGTCGCTGCATCGACAAACCATGGCGGGAGAGGTGAGCGAAAATGCCACTGCAAAGGTCAACAGGATACTTGCAAGTGTTGATTCGATCTTGAGCAAGAAGGACAAAAAAATGCTCACAAAATGCCTAAATCTTGCTGTAGAGCCAAGCCTAGCTGATCGTTTGACGTCCATAATCGCGCAATTACCGTTGCGGGTCTCAAAAGAGGCGGCGATCAATTTTGCAACGAAATGCGCCAAGCGGCGCAATGAAATTTCTCATCTTGGTGGACCAAATCAGCGAGTTAAGTATAGCGAATTTGTGTTGGACTTGCATCGGCTGGCGGGCGCACTGAGCCATATCTATCACGCGGCGATTCTTCTCAAGCTTGGAGTAGGTCGTGAGCAAATCGAACGTATTTTCTTCGTTTCATTCGGTAGCTTCTTTATTCGAAGTCGCTTGGCGGAGGCAGGATTGCTCCCCGATGCCCAGCCGCAGCCAATACCACCGGTTCACGATTGAATAGCGGTTAACGGCATCAAACGTGGCTGGCAACCGCCTTTTGGGGCAGGCGACCGGCCCGTAAGCGATTAGGGAAGTGATCCGTGCCGCCAACACGTGGGCGGCCATAACGCTATGAGAAGTCGGCCCCGCACCGGCGCAGATGCTTGGACCGCCGGGCAGTTGCTGTCGCAGCAGCCCCTCCAAGTCGAGCAACGGCCTCGGCCGCCGCGTGGCCCGCGCCGGCCTCGCAAATTGGCTGCCTCCTCAGTCAAGGCAATGGTTTCGGCGGTCTTGGCGCCGATCCGGTCTTGTTCGTGCACATTTGACGGACGGTCGGCCGTAGGCGCCGCTTGACCGCCCAGGCCCGCCTAAATTGGCAAGGTGGGGAAACGGGCCCCACGGGCTTTGTTGCGGTCACGACGTATGGGCTAGCGTGCCCCCATGACCCCAGCCGCGTTCATCGCCAAGTGGCGAGCCAATTCCCGTAATGAGCGCGCCGCGGCCCAGGAGCATTTTCTGGACCTTTGCGCGCTGCTCAATGAGCCTACGCCCAACTCTGACCCCACGGGGGCCGCCTACGCCTTCGAGAAGGGCGCCACCAAAGCCAGCGGTGGCGAGGGGTGGGCGGACGTATGGCGCCGCGGGCGCTTTGCCTGGGAATACAAGGGCAAGCACAAGGACCTGGAGGCGGCTCACCGCCAACTGCTGCAGTACGCGGGGGCGCTGGAGAACCCGCCGCTGCTGGTCACGTCCGACATCGAGCGCATCACCATCCGCACTAACTGGACGAACGCGGTGTCGGAGCGCCACGAGGTCCGGCTGGATGAGCTGGCGGATCCGATCCGCCTGGGCGTGCTCAAATCGGTGTTCTCCGACCCGGAGCGGCTGCGGCCTGGTAAGACGCGGGCGGCGCTGACCGCACAGGCCGCGGCGGAGTTCGCCGAATTGGCCGGACAGCTCCGGGCTCGAGGGCACGCCCCGCAAGCCGTCGCCCATTTCGTCAACCGGCTGGTGTTCTGCCTGTTCGCCGACGACGTGGGGTTGCTGCCGGCGGGGTTGTTTGAACGGATGCTGGATGCCTCGCGCAAGCGGCCGGCGCAGTTCGAGGCCTACGCGCGCCGGCTGTTCGCGGCGATGGCAGAACGCGGCGGCGAGGTGGATTTCACCCCGGTTGCCTGGTTCAACGGCGGCTTGTTCGATGATGCTGCGGCCCTGCCGTTGGCGGCTGACGATATCGCCTTGTTGCAGCGGGTGGCCGCGCTGGATTGGGCGGAGGTGGACCCCTCCATTCTTGGCACCCTGTTCGAGCGGGGCCTGGATCCGGACAAGCGCAGCCAGCTTGGGGCGCATTACACCTCGCGGGAAATGATCGAGCGGCTGATCGACCCGGTGGTGCGTAGCCCATTGCTCATTGAATGGGGCGAGGTGCGCGAACGAATCCTTGCGACGCTGGCGGCGGGCACCGCGGCCAAGGTGGGCAGCAAGGCCAGGCGCGAGGCTCCTCGTAAGGCCGAGACGATGTTGCGCGGCTTCCTGGACCGACTACGCGCCTTCCGGGTACTGGACCCCGCGTGCGGCTCTGGGAACTTCCTGTATCTTGCCTTGCTAGCGCTGAAGGACCTGGAACACCAGGCCATGGTGGAGGCCGATGCGATCGGCTTGCAGCGTGAGTTTCCCCAGGTGGGGCCGGAGGCCGTCTTAGGGTTGGAGATTAATCCTTACGCCGCGGAACTAGCGCGGGTTTCTGTCTGGATTGGGCATATTCAGTGGGCGCGCCGGCACGGCTTCCCGGCGCCATCAGACCCCGTACTACGGACCCTGGACACCATTGATTGTCGAGACGCAGTGCTCACGGATGATGGGAGCATGGCGGCATGGCCAGCGGCGGATGCGATAGTTGGCAACCCGCCCTTTCTAGGGATGAAGAAGCAGCTGAAGGAGCTCGGGACGGAATACACTCAACAAATGCGGAGTATTTATGAGGGCTCGATTCCCGCAGCCTCGGACTTGGCTTGCTACTGGTTTGAAAAGGCGCGAGTAGCGATTGTGTCGGGTGCTACAAAGCGGGCGGGGTTGGTTGCTCCGCAAAACATCAAGACCGGCTACAATCGTGTCGTCCTGGATCGCATTCGATCAAGCTCGACCATATATGATGCATGGCCTAATGAGCTATGGCCTTTGGATGGGGCAAGCGTACGCGTATCCCTAATTTGCTTTGGAGATGCTGCTGGCCTGGAGCCTCGGCTAGACGGTGATGTGGTTGCTTGCATCAACGCCGACCTCTCCACCTCTGGTGGGGATCTTACAACCGCAAAGCGGTTGCCAGAGAATGCGGGTATCGCGTTCTCGGGAACCGTGAAGGGAGGCAAACTGGACGTCCCGGGCAACCTCGCGCGCAAATGGTTGAGGGAACCAACAAACGCGAACGGTCATCCGAATGCTGATGTGCTGATGCCCTGGGTCAACGCGTCCGACGTGACCGGGCGTGCCCGCGATATGTGGATCATCGACTTTGGCAATGGTCGAACAGAGAACGAAGCTTCCTATTATGCATCGCCGTTTTCTTATGCTGCCAATGTCGTCAAGCCAGAAAAGTCGAAATCGAAGAAATACGGAGCCAGATGGTGGCTTCTATCAGAGTGGTGCCCCGGCATGCGCCGCGCCCTGGCACCGTTCAAGCGCTACATTGTAACGCCAACCGGTTCGTCGCACCGCGTATTTTCTTGGCTAGATGTACGAATTCAGCCGGACCACCAACTTGTTGCGGTCGCCCGGGATGACGATACTTCATTCGGCATCCTACACAGTCGACATCATGAAGCTTGGACTCGGCGCCTCTCTTCTTCAATCGGAGTCGGAGACGATCCTCGATACAATCCGGCCACAGCGTTCGAGACATTCCCCTTTCGGGATGGATTGACGCCGGATCACCCAGCAATCCGCTACGCGGCTGACCCGCGTGCCTTGGCAATAGCGCAAGCGGCTAAGGATCTCGCCGCTGCACGTGATCGATGGCTACACCCGGCCGAATTGGTGGTGTCTGTCCCCGAGGTGGTTCCCGGTTTCCCAAACCGCTTGATCCCAAAAGACGCAACTGCCGCAATCACTTTGCGCGGGCGCACTCTTACCGCCCTCTATAATCAACGTGGCAAACCGGAAGGCGCCTGGCTGGATGCCCTTCACCGCGCGCTGGACGAGGCTGTTGCCGCTGCCTATGGCTGGCCGGTGAGCCTTTCAGACGATGCCATCCTGGCGCGATTGCTGGCCTTGAACCACGCCAGAGCCGGAGCGTGACATGGTATCCGGGGGCGCCAGTCCGATCGTAGACGTCGGGGCCGGCGCGCACCTCCCCGGTAATGATGGCGCTGCTTTGGTCCGCTCGGGCTATTTAGTAGGGTTGGCCGTTTGCCGTCGGCTACTTGGCAGTGGGTTACCCTCTGGCCCGAGGCGCTGACGGCGGCGTCTGAGGCCGGGTCCAACAAGTCCACCGGGCGTATCGAAACACCGCCCCCACCTGAGCCAGATGGAAGCGGAACCCCGCCTTGTGAGCGGGGTTCCGGCCGGCCTTCCGATTGCAGCGCCAACTGGTCGCGGACACCCTGGGCAGGGCGCCCCGGTCACTAGCCTACCCGAAGGATAGGCGCCGGATCTAAGCGCGTATGATATTGCACCACCCAGAAGCAAACTTAAACCACGGGACCGGGTGCAGGTGGTCCCGCGCTATCCCGGGCCAGGTTCGTTGTGGCGCCGTGGAATAGATTCCCGCTGCTAACCACGAGAAAAGCGCGGATCGGCCTGTAGCAAAATCTTAGCTACCGTGGCGTTGAAGTTGAGCGCCGGCCAAAAGCGGCGCCTTGAATAAATCGAGAAACTCGGCCATCTGCTTTCGCGCGACAACCGGACGATCCGCCTTTGATGGCGGCGGCGGCAGCGGGGCTCCTTCGGGAGCGGGCGCGTATGCCCCAGTGACACCGTGGAAAACCGGGTGAGAAGCCCCGCTGAAAGGCGGGGTTTCGCTTTTCAGCTCAGCCCCACGATAGGCCTCAAGGTCGTGCGCCCTGGCCCGCCGGTGCTGCCGATTGACCGGCGCGTCGTTGGTGCAGACGGCCCACAGATCCCCTCTATGGCCCCAAAAAGGCTGTGCGTGCCGTCTCCCTGCCGTCGCCCGTTGCCGCTTGTATCGTTTCACAGCCCCCATTCGGGACGGTTTGGCCCAGCATTTCCGGGGCTTTTCTGAATACCGTATCGCAATACCGCATCGAGCAAGCGGGACGGGCACCGGTCGGGATTGCGCCGCGGATACGCTGCCCGGCTGCCTGTAATATTTTTACACAAGTCCAACCACGCCCGGCGCCGGAGAGGGTGGGTATCGTCTTGTGGGGATCGGGGGGGGTGGTGCCGCGGAAGTTGGGCGTCCTGGTTGGAAACCAGGCGCCGCATCCGCAGCGTTGTCGATAATAAGACCACCGATTGCCTCAATCAAGCGCATTCGGCGCCTGGCGTGAGCCCGATGCGTGCAAGAAAGCGTGCAAGCCAGCGATCGTATGAGCGTGCAGGTCCCTCGATCGTACGGCGACGCCAACCATGGATAATCGGCAGGTCGTGACGCCACCTTGGTCTGCGAGATGCAGTCAAGGAAGAAAAGATGTTCGGTTCATTCTCAAAATTAGTCGAGAACCTCGCCGCCGAGATGCGCGGCAGCCCCCGGCCTCCGGCAGTGCGACAGCAGATGCCCACGGTTCCGAGCCTGATGAAGGCGCTGGGCGCCGAAGTGGCGGATCGGAAAAAAATGCTGGCGACTTTGGCTTCGATCAAGACCGGCCCCACCGCCGCCGATCGAGATACGGCGCGGGAACGCATCCGCACGACACTTCGGCACGCCGACGAGGCTTTCGCCGCCGGCAAGATCACCGGCCAGGAGCTGGCAGAAATCGATATCCGAGCCCGTCATCTGATGAGTTCGATTCCTTGAACGCGCGCCATGCCGCCATTGAAGCCGAAGCGGTTCCGCGGGTTCCCGACCTGGTCGATCTACGTGCGCAGCTGCAAGCGGCCCTCCTCGCGGGTGGAGACACTGCGGCGATACGCAGCCAGATTCAGGCGGCCGAAGCGGCCGAGCGCCGGCGGCAGGCGACGGAAATCCGCGCGGCGGAAATGTACCAGCGCCGCGTCGCGGCAGACCGGGCGGACACGCTCGCTAGGGCCACCACCGCACTCGTCCGACCGACCCTCGACCGGCTGGAAGCCCAGCTCGCCGCGCTGGCGCCACCGCCGGAAAACCCTATTCCACCAGCCCTCAAGAAAGGCGATTCCCTGTGACCCATATCGACACCACCGCCCTCGAAGCCGCCGCTCGCGCCGTAGCCGCCGCGGAAATTGCGGAAGAAGGTCTGCGGCCGGGCGCGGAAGCTGCCCGCGGCGAGCTGGACCTGATCGACCAGCGGCTGGCTGAACTCGCCGAAAAAGTCGACGCAATCCGCGTCCGCCGTGCAGCGGGGCAGATAACCACTGGTGACTCTGGCGAGCTGCTGGTGCTGGCGATGGACCGCGAAAACCTCACCGAATTCCGTTCCCGTGCCGCGTCGGCCGTGCAAGCGGCGGAAGGCGCGTTCACCGCGGCCAGTTTGACCACGGCCGCCGCGCGCATCAACCTCATCTGCGAAGAGCGCCGTCTCACCTACACCACCTTCCACACCCGTCTGCATGATTTACTGCGCCTGGCTGCTTCCGCGCAATCGGCCGCCACCGCCGCCATGCACCAGCTAGACGGCCAAGCCGCGATAGATGCTCGGCAAGGTCTCGTGCAAACCGCCGCGGCGGCCCAAGCCCTGCTGCTGTCCGCGGCGGTCGAGGTGCGTACATACGATGAGAAGTTGCGCACTGCCGGTGCGCCGGTGCGCCGGCCGCTTTTCAACCCGTCCGACGAACTGCACGCCGCGCTTACTTACCTGCGGATGAACGCAGTGAATTGATGCACGCCGATCGGGGATGGGTGCTTCGGCATCCTTCCCAGTAAATCCAGCGTCATTCCAAATTTTGCTGGGGATTGGATATGATCCGAGCAGCTTCCGCCACCTCCACCACGCTTCCAATGCCGGCCACATTCGACTGCGCGCGGAGGCCGCTTAAGGTAACGATTCGGGGCTGCGCGAGCGTATGGCTGAAGGCCAATCAGCCTAAACCCGAACCTATATGGAGCAGCTGCGCAACGTGTCGTGGATGCCCAATCGGTGCTGGCCATAACGGCTACACCGTGAATGGCGTCCGAAATGCCGCAGAGGCCATCGCTTTGAACTGCACCCGATGCAGGAGGGTCGCTACGAAGCGCGTTGGCGGCCGGCTTTGCGTCAGCTGCTATAACCGCGAGCGGGAGTTGCGCGTGGGCCGGAATCGCAAGGGCACCATGCCCTGGCGTGTTGCTCTTCAATTGCAGCCAACACAGCTGGCTGTCGCTCGCGACGGCACTGCCGAAATCGTGGCCCGAACGATCAGCGCCGGCGCGATTGAGGTGATGATCGAGATTGCAAAGATGGCCGTCCGGCCTGTTGCTTTCGGCTGGGCGGTGCCGGGGCAATGAGCGGTCTCGCTTTTACTAAGCATGCCTGCCGGCACTGCATGGGCGCAATCCTGCAGGACGAACGAGGGTTTATTTGTTCCATTTGCCGGCGGCACGTGGGCGGCTCAGTGACGGGCCTTTGCGGGTGCGGGATAACTGTGGAGGCGCCTTCCGGCGCAGAAAAGCGCGTGGGCTTCCGCTGCGTCGCAAACCCCGCTCCATCATCGCTGAATCCAGCGGCCATCGTCATCGTTTTCGATGGGCAGGGGCCGCCGCCGGCGAGGGAAGGGCGATGATCGACTATTGGGATGCCCGAGATCGGCTTGCCGAAGACCTTAGGTTGGGACTCGTTGCACAAAACCCCGCAGCAATGGTTGACCGCGTAGCCGCGTGCACCGGCGCCGGCCGCGACGCTGCCGCCGAAACCGTCGAGAGGTTCATACGCGACCTGAGCCGCGAGCTCGGCCGGCATCGGCTGCATAAGAACCAACATGGACCTCAATAATGTCAGTACGTATTACAATCTCCGCGGACGCAAAAGGCGTTGCGCAGACCATCGATCAGATCCGCGACGCCATCAAGCGCGCCGGGCAGGAAGGTCGGCAGTTTGCCGATCTGGACCTGAGCCACCCGGAGCTCGCGGGCATGGCGGACGATATGCGGCGCGTCCAGGACAACCTGGACAACCTGCTGAATGCCAGGGGAAGTATAGCGTCGACGGCGCGCAAAATGTTCTCGACGTCGGACCTTTCCAACTTCCTCGAAGCGCAGCATCTGGCTGGCCAGACGTTTCCCAACCAGGCGAATGCGGCGAATTTCCTGGCGACAGCGGGGCGGTACGCCTTCCGCGGCACTCGCTACGATCTGCCGCCGCCACCACCGCCCCCACCGCCGCCTGAGCCCAAACCGAGGCCGCGTCCGGCAGACGAGGAGGAAGGGGGAGGAAGCCCCATATGGGGTGCCATTAAGGGGGGCGGCCTGGCTGCGTTGGGCTGGACGGCCGCCATGGCGGGCATCCGGGGCGCCAAGGAGTTCGCCACGGCCGCCTACACCGGTGCCGAGAACGAGGCGGCCGGAGCTGATCGGCTGCTGCGCCGCACGTCGGGTGTTTCCGACTCGCTGAACAGCAACGGCATGGCGATCGATTTCAACAACGTTCGCGATGCCGCGATGGAGCTGACGAAAGGGTTGCAGGTAAGCTCCACCGAGCTGCTGCGCTATGCCAACGTCATCGGATCGGCCGGCGCCACATCGACCGCGCGCGCGTTGAATATGGCGGCACTGGGCGTGGGGGAGGCGCGCGGGCTCGGCGCCGATCCGGACACTTTCATGCGCGCGATGGGTAGCGCCATTCAAATGGGCTTCCAGGGTGAGAAATTCGCCGGGATCGTCGCGGAGGCGATCAGCCAAAGCGGGATGGAGGGGCGCAGCGAAGAAGTACTGCAAACCATTCAAAATTGGACGCAGCAACAGTCCCGCGTCTCCCTAAGCGCGGATGGGTTGGAGGAGAACACCAAAGCCTACGCGGATATGTTCGTGCGGATGCAAAACGGGCAGTCGCCGGCGCTGTGGGGTGGGAACGCCGCTAATGTGCTGGGTGCGCTGAACGGAGCCATCACGTCGGGCGGCGGTGGCGGTATGGCGGGCCAGGCACTCACGTATCGGGCTATGTTGGGCGCCGGCATCCGCGATCCGTTCGCTATGCAGATGCAGCTCGCCGGCGGCGCCTTTGACACGGTGAACGGTAAGACGAATTTTCAGATCGTCTCCGATGAGCTCAAGAAAGAATACGGCCCTCTGGGCGATTCGAACCGCTTAGCACTAGCTGCCGGAACCTATTTCGGCATGAACCCGCGCACAGCCCAAGCGCTGATGGGACTGGGCGGCGCCGGCGCTGATGTTGGCGGCCTCGATGCGTTCTTGAAGCCGTATGGCGGTATTATGGGGGTGAACCCCACGGCGCTGGGCGACTTGGCCAAGGCGCATCACGCCACGCGCGACCAGCTGGACGATATGCGGGATCGGTTGTTGGGGCGCGCGGACATTCCGGACGCACTTAAAAACAAGGATAGCGCGCTCTACAAAGCGAGCTCGGACGAAGATTTGCGCTCCGCGGTGACGAGCGTGCTGGCTCAGTCCGGCATGGAGCAGAGTGAAGCGACGAAGGTGGCCCAGTCCAATGCCAATTTGGCCAACACGATCACCGAGATTGGCAGGCCGCTGCTGAACGTCATCCCGCAGTTGAAGGACACTTTCGCCAGCCTCCTGACACCGATCGCGCGAATTGCCGACTGGACCGATCGATGGCTGCAGAAGGAGGATCCGGCGGGTTGGGCCGCGCGCCTGGCGGCCGAGAAGGTGGCGGGCGCTACAGTCGGCGGCGTGGCGTCCGATGCAAAAGCTGCCATCAGCCAGGTCGTTAATGGGCCGCCGGCGCCCTCGATATCGTCGCACAACGACTGGCTCTCCAAGGTCGGCGCAGCCGAAACCGACCATAAGATGAACCTCTACGGCATGATCGACAGTACGTGGGTAGATGACGTCAACCGGGCTGCGGCAACTGATCCGAGCATCGCCAGCGAGATTTCCGGCCTCGATAGGTCGGGCATCCTTGCGAAACGGAACAACCCCGCTTTCCAGCGAAAGATCGCCTCCTGGCACCAGCGGAACGTGCTGAAGCCAATCCTCGATCGGGCTCACACGCCCGCCACTGACCTAGCGATGTATGCCGCCTGGCACTACCAAAACGCGGCGCCGGCGATCATGGCAGCCGGCGATGACGTCCCAATGGAGCAGCTAGTAGGCCCCGCTGCTTATGCCGCCAACCTGACGGAGCTGAAGGGCAAGACCGCCGGCCAGTGGCGCAAAACGTACGCAGGCAAGGGCTTTTCGGCTACCAGCTTTGACGGCGTGCCGGTTTCTGCCTCGGGTTCGGGTGGCCAGGTTCAAGTCACCGGAAGCGCAACAATCATTCTGCAGGATAGCCGGGGAAAAAAACTCGGCACGGCAACCGTGCCGCTCACGAACTCGAAAAACGGAGCCCCGGCCTATGGGGGGCCACCCGAGCCACCCGGTATCGTCCAAACGACGCCCGGTATGTGATGGCGCGCCCATGGGTGGATCCCGGCTGACCGATTGCGTGCACGCTAGCAACATAGCTTGCTTGTCCGCCGCGCGCCGCGCGCCGCGCGCCGTGCTTGGCAATGGCCGTCCAGCGCATAACTTGAACAACTGTGCGCGGCCGGCTATTTCCAATGAGCGTCATAGGCTGGATCGGTGAGTGAGCCGGGCAGGCGCCTTGGTTTGCGCACCCACCGCGGAAGCACTTCTTTTTTGAAAAAAAGAACCAAAAAACTTTTGTTTGTCGGGCAGATTTTCGCTTTGGCGCAAGTCCGGTAGTGGCGGGTGCCGCGTCGATGTCTGGAACGCGAGCAAGCTTCCGAGCAAGCGAGCACGTCTGGGGGGGTGAAGGTGAAGCCGACTGAGGAAAATAGCGACGGGATGGACAGCCGCCCACTGACGGGGCCGGTGGAGCTGGACGAGGTACCGGAGTTCCTCCGGGAAAGGATGGCCGCCCGGCGCGCCGCGGCCGTATCTCAGGAGGCGGCGGTGCAGGGCAGCGCGCCGCAGCGGGATTAGTCCGTTTCCAACCTGGCCGAGTTCCCAGTCATCCGCACTGGGAAGGCCCTCGCGTCGGATCGGCGCCTCGGCGTCACTCACCGCGCGGCCGGGGCAGCACGTTCCACTCACCACGACGCCAGCCTGGGCTTCCAGGTGCGCGCTGCCACCGGCGCTTCCAGCTGGGCTTGGCCGAATAGAGAACTATCGTCGTTTGTTCTCGGCTCCTTTTATATCGACGGAGGCGCTCGCGGAAATTCGGCGGAGGATCACCGTCATTCCTCCCGCAAATCTTTACCCCATCGCTCAACAAGCCGAAGCTGCCGGGAAGCCAGTCGCCTATATTGAGCAATGCGCAATATCCGTCCTCCATCGGTTTCTTTTGCCGATTTGAGCTATAATATGGGCAATCGGCACAAAACAGACCGTCGGGAATAACAGCAACACTTTTGCCCTGCGGATTAGCGGGATTTCGGTAGTGGACCTTGTCACGAAACGTCGGCACGTCACTCGGTCTCCAACGCCCTACTGATGACATAAGAAATAAAGGCGGACCGATTGACGCCGCGGTGTTTGGCAGCCTTGTCCACCCGGGCCAGCAGGTCGCGATCGAAGCGGATCATGACGGGCTTGCGGCGCGCATCCCCGTCGTCGGCGCCACCGCCGGCGAGTGCATTGGGGGCGAGGGAAGGTTGTCCGGCCGACGATATGAAGCGCTCGGCCCGCTCCTCTTGTGCTGGCGCTGGCTTGCCTCCTGGTTTACGTGCGATGGCCATTGAGTATCCTTTGTATAGCAGACGCTATCCGAACGCAGCCTTGGCGAGGGCTGTGATTTCTTCCACGGCTTTGGCGTCTTTGGGCTGAACTTCAGACGGAGGATCGCCAGGTTCACGGCCACAGTGGTTTTGCCCACGCCGCCCTTCGTGTTGCCGACCGTGAGGATCACGGAACTGCACTCAGACGCCATTCACTGCACAAGTGCTATACATTCGCAGCACTAAGCGCAGCCATACGCTACCGTGTAGGCTTGTGGCAACTCCTGGCGCTTCCTGGCGGCTCGTGTCATATAACGCAAGAGAAGAAATGTTATCTTGCGTTATGGGTCGGAGGCTCGGATGGGCGATCAGGGTGCCAGCATGGTGGTGGTCGGCGGAGGCATCCCGCCGGCTCAAGCCCACACAGACGAGAAGCTGGTCGAGCTTTGGTTGCACGGTCGCAGTGCCGGCACCCAACGCGCCTACCGGGCCGATGTCCTCGCCTTCCTTGATTTTGCCGGCAAACCGCTCGCCGCGGTCACCATCGGCGACGTCCAGCGGTTCGGCGACAGTTTGGCCCAGCTCGCGCCAGCCAGCCAAGCGCGCAAACTCTCCGCGGTGAAGTCGGTTTTGAGTTTCGCCCAGCGGATTGGCTACCTGCCGTTCAACGTAGGCGCGCCGGTGCGCTTGCCACCGATAAAGGGGATCTTGGCGGAGCGGATCGTGGGAGAGGCGGATTTGCAGCGGCTGCTCGCCCTCGAAACCGATAGCCGCAACGCGGCGCTGCTGCGTCTCATCTATGGCGCCGGCCTGCGAATCAGTGAGGCGGGCGGCCTGCGCTGGCGCGACCTTCAGCCGCGTGCTGATGCCGGCCAGGTAACGGTATTCGGCAAGGGCGGCAAGACGCGCGTGGTGCTGTTGCCCAAGGGTATCTGGCGCGTGCTGGTGCAGCTGCGGGGCGAGGCAGCGGCCGACGATCCTGTTTTCCTGTCGCAAAAAGGTGGCGCGCTTGATCCTTCGGCCGTGCACCGGGTGGTGAAAGCCGCGGCGGCGCGGGCCGGCCTGCCGGCTGAGCTCTCCGCCCACTGGCTACGCCACGCCCACGCATCGCATGCTTTAGACCGAGGTGCCCCGATCCACTTGGTGCAGACTACGCTAGGACATGCCAGCGTGGCTACTACCGGCAGGTATCTGCACGCACGTCCAACTGATAGCAGCGCTCGCTACCTGGCAGTGTAGCCAGCAAATGTCCTAGGAAGCGGCAGGTATAATGAAGTTCGGTTACCCATAAACGGTTGCCTGAACAAATTCGGATTCTTTATTATTAATATATCTCGTTTTTCTTGCTTGCCGAATACGCAAGCAATAAATCTATTTTGTTCAAAAAGAGGAGTACCCTACCATGTCATATCTATTCCCGAGTTTTCCCATATTTTCTTCATCCGGGTGGATAGATCCCCAAGGACGGCAAGTTCTCGCCGTAGTCTTAGGAGTCAGCCAATATGACGTTCGTGTTACTGATGACGGGCTCAACCTGCACATTCGGCTTACATGTCCACATGGCACCGAGATGCCGGGGTTGGTTGAAACAACCGTGCATCGTTCAGAGTTCATCAATGGAATCCCCTTGTCCAGCATAGAGCTGATGGGAAGCTCCGATCTCAAAATAGTGCCAAATCCGCTTCACCTTGAGTGTCCGGGAACGCGACAAGAATGTGAGGTAGGCGAAGAACCTGTCGTATTGCTGACTGTGCCGCTCGAATGTGGTCGGATTGCAATTGTGTTTACTGGTGCTAGGGCAATGGTGATCCCTGAAGACCTATTCGGGGCAAGAATGGAATGGAAAACAGTTTTTCTCGATCACGAAGGAAGATCGCCGTCGTTGCGGCCTACTTGGGAAGCATAGAATTAAGTTCCAATCAGGATAGCATGCCCAACAAATTGCCCGCGCATTAGGCATCCCTCACGAAACAGCCCGCCTCAGTAGGGGCGGGCGAATTCTTGCAGTCCCTGGGGCGGCTGACCTGCTATCCTGCCGCAATGAAAACGTTTGTTGAGAAGTACCCTGCCGTTGTCGCGTCAGGCGCCGCGTTCCTGTTCATGATCGTATTCGCAATCATCATCGGGCAAATCACCGGACCGAGCGTCTGCAACGATGGTTGGCGATCCGGTTCGATTGGCATCAAGGGAGCTTGCTCGCACCATGGAGGGGTCTCGGGGTCATGGTGGGGACTCCTTAACCTGCTCTGCTCAGGCGCTGTCTGGTTCCGGGTGTTCGCTAAACTCGGACAGGCAGCAGACACGCGGCCAACCCAGAAAGAACCGGCGAGCTTCGTGGTGTCGTCGGTCGTCCGGCCCTCGCCGCCGCTGCCGTCGCCATCTACGTTGGCAACACAATTGCCCCACAGCCCCTACGAACCGTGCCCCAGGTGCGGCGGCCCTATGCATAAGCGGGTCGCAAGACGGGGCAGCCGAGCGGGCCAATCGTTTTTGGGTTGTGTTCGTTACCCCGGCTGCAGCGGACTGCGGCCAATGCCCACGTCAACAGGGGACCAATAGGCTGCATTCGGCTCACACGGGTCCTCGCGCCGGCGGAAGCGGCGATGGATATCAACCCTGCTTAACAGCACGGAGCTTGAAAGGCTCCGTCTCCTCGCCGCGGCGCGTGCGGGCCAGTTGTTCGTCCATCCACTTTTTGAACTCTGGCTTCACGCCAGGCGGAGTTTCCAGAATGGCCTGCCAGGAGCCACGGCAGTGTACGTGCTGCACGCCTGCGGCAGGCCACCAGCGCTCATTTTCGCCCCGCTCCATCAGCGAGCCGCCCACGCGCTTCCGCGGCGAAGCCGAGCGGCCTATGTTCGTTTTGCCCTCCCAGACTTCTGTCTGCCCATTCGGATTCGGCGTGTCCGCCGGCACGATGGTAAAGACCTTGCCGCTGATGCTTTTGCAGAACGGACAGGCGCCCCGATAGGCTTCCAGGCGCCGCACCTTCCGGCCTGGCCCGGTCGCGCTGATGAAGCCCTGGTTGACGCACTCACCTACCTCTGTGACGGCGATGCGCCGGAAGTCGCGGTTCATCTGCCCGAAGCTGTCGAATAGGCGCTGGCGGAGTGCTTGGGCCGTCCCTTCCTTCTGCCCTAGCACTTTGGCCTGCACGTGCTCGCAGATCATGCCCTGCATGCGGTGCTTCTGCGCATCAGTGACCGAGCCGAGATACTGGCCGGCCCGCACCTTGGAGACCTGTAAAATGGCGGCCTCCACGGGCGTCAGCACCTTCGGAGGCATCTTGGCGAAGCCTGTGGGCAGCAGGCCGGGTATCTCGGCTATGGTTTCCGGCGGCAAAGTCGGGTGGCACGTGCTGATCTTGCCGAGCAGCACCGCGCGCACGGTCATGTAATCGGCCAGCGTATTGATCACGCCATCCGGCAGGTAGCGGTGAATGATGTATTCCGCAGCCATCATCCAATCGTCCAGGGTGTATTGGTCCGGCCGGAGGGATTCGAGGTGACGCCGGACTGCCTCAAAGGCTTCCTGATCCCAGCGCAACCAGGGTTCGTCCGACTTGCCGAGCTCGGTGATAGGCCGCCCCAGAAGCAGGCTGGAAAAGGCTTCCTGGATCAGGCGAAGCGCACGTTGCAGCTTGGCCGTGACGTCCTCCACGAGTTCGGCCGCCCACGGATTTTCGTGCCGGTCCCATATCGTGGCGTCTGTTCCGTCCGGTGACTCCGCCAATGCCTTGTGCATGTCGCACAAGCAGCTGTTGAATATCCCGTCCGGCACCGTTTCCAGGTCGACCAAGATGGGCATCAGCGCACCGCCCACGCCCTGTAGCGCTTCACCGCGGCGCCGGCCGCTTGGGTAGGCTGAGGCGCGGCATGACGGGCGGCTGCTCGGGTGGCGCGTTCCAGGCGAGCACGCCTTCGGGCGTCGCCTCCGTCGGCTCATTTGTCTCCCCGGACAGCAGATGCGCACGCTCCACGTGGTGCGCCACGGTCTGGCAGTCCTCGTCCGTCCATTGCAGGCCGTGATCATCGCGATACCGGCCGACGATATCCACCGGCGACGTCGTCGGCGGCTTGCCAATCCTGGCATTCCAATCGATCGCGCTTGCCGCGTGGGCCGCCGCATCGCCGTGCGAAACCGGCGCCGGGCGCCGTAGCAGGAACATTGGTCTCGGGGCGGAGCGCATCGGCACGAAGTCTGGCAGCACGATATCGACCAGCGCCTTTGTAATGCGGTCCAAGCCGTCCCGGAGTGGATCGTCCTCCTCCCGATCGCGCGCATTCCCGGGGCCGGGTGCGGCGCCGGGCGCCGGGGTAGTGACAAAGCCCTGAAGGTAGCGGCGGCGGCCGGATGCGTTTTCCAAGAGCGCTCCATCGGCGCCCTGATCGGCTACCGCGTAGGTGTGCAGCATTCGGGACTTGTGCCCCAAGTAGGTGTCATATGTGAGCCGGTGCGCCTCGCCGGCGCCGCACACGCCAACGAAGCCGTGCTTGCCCGTGCACTTCACCTCAACCGCCAGCGGGCCCTTCTTGGGATGCTGGGCATAGACGTGGTCGCCCTTTTCCAGCCCGGGCGGCCGCGGCGTGGTTGGGAGCGCGGGTACCTTCTGATTCGAAGGGGCCGAACGGCCGGGCTTACCCATGGATGGCCCACACCCCAGCCAACGCCTTGCCAAGATCGTCGTCGGCCGGCGGCGGAGCGTCGCCAGTGGCGGCGGCGCCCGGCTGGCCAGCGTCGCCAGCCCCGCCTGCACCCGGCTGGCCTGCGTCGCCATCCTGCTCGTCCGGCGGCGGGCTGCCAAAGTCCCCGCCTTCCCCTCCCTCGCCAAAGTCGGGCTGTTCCTGTGTGTTTCGGCATGGAAAAAGGACCCCTCTGGAGGGGTGATCGGCGTCCAAAAGGGACCCCTCTGGTGATGGGGTTCACGATGGCTCTCGTGTTTGACGGGGGCCTGGGTCGGGA